CGTACATTGTGTTCTCGATAGAAGCACAATGGGGTTCAAGAGGCCGTGAGTTCGATTCTCGCCACTCGGACCAGACGCTTCACCGTCGAACTTTCTTTTTGAAGTTCAGACGGTGAAGCGTTTTTGTTTTTGTCAGCGTTCTCTTCGGAAATGTTAAAATAAATAAGCAGTTTAGAATCACTAACTTCCATAGAAGTTACGAAAGTGTGAACAACACGCCTACCGTAGTCCTCGTTGCGCTCGGCGGGGTCAATCAAGAACTGCTCCAACAAGAAAAGATATTCCTCCTTGGTGAAGCGCAGGGGCTTTTCATCGGTGAGAGTGGACAGCTGGAAACGCAAAGTATTCTCCCGCTCGGTCAGTTCATCCAGACGCGCGGTCAGATGCGGGTTTGCGGTGCCGTTCTCGATAGCATCCAAAATGTTCTTGCTCCGGCGGCGGACATCGGCAAGCTCCTGCTGGATGGCTTCACGCTCTGCGTCTGGCTTGTCGGCATCAGCTTCCTGCACGGCCACCATTGCTTCCGCAAGGGCTTCCATAGCTTCCGGCTGTAACAAGTTGTCAATGATAGCTTGAATGACCTTTCCTTCTAGTTCCTCCTTCGGAATGTTGTGCTTCTTGCATTTAGGATTGGAACAGGCATAGTACCGGTACACCTCGCCGTTGGTGCTGCTGTGCCCGCTGATCCCCTTCATCAGGCAGCCACACTCGCCACAGTACAGTTTACCAGAAAGGAAATAGTCCGCCTTGGCAGAATACTTTGCGCGCTTCTGCTTGTTGAGCTTTGCCATAGCCTGTGCCCTCCGCCATAAATCATCGTCCACGATCGCGGGAACTCCGCCCTCGATCCGAACGTCATACGCCTTGCTGATATAAACGCCGCGGTACATCTCGTTCTGAATGATGCGGTTGATACTGCTCTTGTTGAACTCGTTGCCCTGGCTGGTGCGGTAGCCCTTCTCGTTCAGCTGCTCCACGATGTACGCTGCGCTCTCCCCGGCGGCGTAATGCTCAAAGATGAACCGAACGGCGGGAGCGGTGCGCTCGTCAATGATGAACTTCTTGCCGGCATCGGTGGTGAAGCCAAGCGGTCGGCAGCGGTTGATAGCCTGGCACTTGAGAGCGCTCTCACGCATACCGCGGCGCATCTTCTCGGCAAGCTCGGCAGAGTAGTATTCAGCAAGGGATTCCATCAGACCTTCAATGATGATACCTTCTGCACCGGCAATGTTGGATTCTGCTGCATAGATGATCTCAACGCCGTTGTCCCGCAGACGCTTCTTGTACACGGCGCTGTCGTATCGGTTGCGGGCAAAGCGGTCGGTCTTCCAGCAGATCACCATATCAAATGCGCCCTTGTCGCTGTCCCGGATCATCTGTTGGAACGATGCGCGGTCGTCGGTCTTGCCGGAGATATGCCGGTCGATGTATTCATGCTGGATCGTCATGCCGTGGAGCTTGGCGTATGCTTCACAGTCCCGGCGCTGACCCTCTATGGATTGCTCGGTCTGCCCGGAACCGCCGGAGTAGCGGTAGTAGGCAACAAGACGGGTGCTGCCCTTGTTGGTTCTTTTCCTTCCCATAAAATACTGCCTTTCTGAAAAGAGAATGCTATGCTATAATACAGTAAAATATTGATATTCAGATCAAAATGCCCTGTTCTTCCAAACGGAAGGATGGGGCATTTTTATTTTTACATACACGAAAAAGCCTACCGGCTGTCCCCCGGTGGGCTTTTTCTTTTTGTGCGGATTATGTACGGATCAGGAGTGACGTTTCAACCACTCGTCTGCGGCGCGTTGCAGAACTAACCGACGGTAGTAAACGGTTCGTCCTCCGCTGGCTCGTTCTTTTCCACAAGCGACTTGTACTCGTCGCTCTCGGCAATGCGCTGGGCTTCACTGTCGGGGACTGCCGCGCTCTGGGCGGCAGGGGATGTAGACCGGCTGAACACATTATGGAAGTATTTCAGTACCGCATCCCGATCCTGCGGGGTCAGGTCCAGAAATCCCTCCACAATGGCCCGGTGTTCTGCCCCAAGATCATACTCGGCGCAGAGCTTGTCCAGCACGGTTTCCCGCGTCTGCTCGAACATCTCCCCCTCGCCAGTGCGGAGCCAGTGTTCATTGACACCGAACTCGCGGCAGATAGAAAGAACCGTTCTATCGGAAGGGGTAGCTTTGCCACTCTCGAACAGACTGATAGAAGAAGTAGTCATACCGATGCGCTTCGCAAATTCGGCCATGGTTAAATCAGCCTGTGCGCGTACAGCATGGATTCTGCTTTTCACTATAATGTCACCTCCTTTAAGGCAATTATAGCACGAAAAGTTTAATCATTCAACAAAAACGAGAAAAAACCCTATTGACAATATTAAATGATTAAACTATAATGAGGCTATAAATTGAATCACTCAACAAAAGGAGGTGGGGGGGATGCAGAAAGAGAAAAGTATATACGCGGATGTTCTGGAAAGTGCGATTAGCTGGCGCGTACGCGATATGTACAACCTCTACGGAACGATTCGCCGTGTACTATTTGAGGGGCGCAAGGCGGAACGGGCTGCGATGCTGTCCGAACTGATAAAGATGCAGGGCGGGAACATCGGCGGGTCGGCAAAGGTCGAAACGCCGGACGACCGCCTGAAACTTGCCCGCGAGCTTGAGAACATCGACGACGGAGAAGAAGTTGTTCTGTTCAAGGACAAGTCCGGCAAGCTGGTCTGGGTCAGACTGAACGGCGAAAAGTGGCTGTAAAAAAGCCCCTGCTTCTTCCACAAGCAGGAGCTTAGAAAAGAAAGATGCTCAAATCAGGGCTTCAATCTTTTTGCCGTCAGTCGTCAGCTTTCCGCACTGGTCGCAGAAACGAACGCCGGGAGCAAAAGAAAAATGTTCCTTATGACGTTTGCAATCTGGATTAGTGCAGAAGTTTTCAGAACTGACATTCAGAGATGCGCCGCAGTTGGAACAGAATTGAGCGTCCGAACCAACAGCGGAACCGCAACGAGGACAGATAGGCATTTATAATCACCCCCTTTCCGCCTGTCACGATTATAGCACGGCGGGAAGGGGTGGACAACAAGGAGCGTGAGAGTATGAGCGAGAAAGAAAAGATGCAGACGGAAGAGCTGGCAAAGATCATGGCCGATGCAAAGCCGCTTGGCAAGTCGGCTCTTTCCTTTATGGCGGGGTTTGTGCAGGGCTACAAGGAAGCCCAGAGCGCAGACCCGGCGGAGAAGCCGGAGGAAAAGGAGGATGCCGTATGAGCTGGCTGACACCGGCGGTGTTCATTGTAGTTGCCTGTATGACAGTGTACACCATTGTGCGGGCGGTGCGGGAACGCCGCCGCCGCGAGAAAAGGCTCCGAGAACTCCGGGGCCTTGAAAGCTGGGCGCAGGAGTTCGGCCGCAGAAACAAAAAGAAAGGCGTGAAATTATGAGCCGGAAAGTTCGGGCAACCTATTCACCGTTCGCTGCCGGGCAGATGCGGGAGATACTGATCGCATATTTCGAGAATCACCCGGAGATTTTAGATCGTCCAACCAATTACCCGGAGGGGCGGGATCAGCTGCTGAAAGGAGTAAGAGCAAATGGAAAACAAAACGTAGGAAGCACGGGAAGCGTTTCTGGAAATGTGGTCTGATGCACTGGCGGACAGAGAGGACAATGAAGATGGAAATATTAAGAGTGTGGGCAATGCCAAGCAGCAACACCTTTGATATTCTGCCTATCCGTAAACTCATTGAGGATGAACTGACTGCCGGAGTGTGGATCGATCCGTTTGCCAATAAAAACAAGTTGGCATCTATCACTAATGACCTAAATCCGGACTACGACACGGACTATCACCTCGATGCGTTGCAATTTATGAAGATGTTCGAGGCGGAATCCATCGACGGCGTTTTGTACGATCCGCCATATTCACCGAGACAGGTTGCGGAATGCTATCACGGTATCGGGATGGAGGTTACAAGCAAAACTACAAGAGCGTCCTTTTGGGGAAATCAAAAGAAAGAGATTTCCAGAATCGTAAAACCCGGTGGGAAAGTTATTTCATTTGGATGGAACTCCGGCGGCATTGGGCGGAAATATGGCTTTGAAATAAGCAAAATTCTTCTGGTGCCGCATGGTGGATGGCATAATGACACGATTTGTGTTGTTGAAGTAAAGAAATGAACACGGCATGGGCAGACCTACCCGCCCACCATGCGGTCTATCTGGCGCACGGAGAGACCGCCCGATTACCTAAAGGTCGGGGCCCTACCTGCTGGGGGCAGAAAGAATACAGCGGGGCGGCCCGCATGGGTGGCGGCTACCTGTCCGATGCCGCCTTTTTATCTGGTACGGCCAGTGCAGGAGGGGGGGGGCATTCCCTTCCGCCCGGTGCTAACCCCGGGGCGTACCGCCAGAGACCGAACATTCACACACCAAAAGAAGGAGAATCAACATGATGAACGATGATAAGAAAATTGGATTTTCCGCGGAACTGGAAAACGGCCGCGTTGACATGTGGGCACATGGCGAAGGTGAGACGTTGGTGAACCTTGCCGTTGCAGCAACGGCACACATTGTTGCTGAGGTCTGCGGCAATGACAAAGAGGAATCCAAGAAGCTGCTGCAGGATGTGAAGATCGGGCTGGATACGGCACTCGACCAAGCGTTGAAGACCGACACCGACGAGATTGTTTTGGGAACCAGTGAAACCGCAGACACGGCAGATCAGCCCACGCGGGATATGAGCGAAGCCTGAACCGGGAGAAATACGACATGGAAGGACAAGACGTATACTCCACAAAAGAACAGTACAAGCAGATGTTTATTGCGGCGGTCGGGAAGAGGCCTGGTAGCATGGCGATGTGGCGAGTGCTTGACGAAATTGGCTTTTTCAACAGCCCGGCCAGCGCAAATCATCACATGAATATACCGGGCGGTCTGCTGATCCACTCCATCAATGTGGCGAAAGCTGCAATGAAACTGTGCGAGACGGAACTGTTCGCACAGTGCGATAAAAACACTGTGCTGACTGCCGCCCTGTTGCACGATGTCTGCAAGGCTGGGAAGTACATTGCAAAGCCGGAGGGCGGGTATCGGTACAGAGACACCCGGATGCTGGGGCATGGTGAAGAATCCATCATCCTGATCCAGCACTGGATGTACCTCACGGAAAAAGAGACGCTGGCGATCCGCTGGCACATGGGTGCCTACACCGGGCCGCAGGACTGGGAAACCTTGAGCAAAGTGTATGACAGTTGCCCCGAAGCCCTGTGCGTTCACATGGCGGATATGATCGCCACGCACATTATGGAGGTAGAAAAGTGAGCGGGTGTGCCGCCTATCTTGAATTTCCGAGCGGTGAGCGAATAGAGATACCTGCGGAGATGCCGGATGTCACAGAAGCTGACGGAACCCTATGGGACGGGAGCTTTGAACTGCCGGAATCGGTGAAAAAGCTAATGGAATGGGACAGCGACCCTTACTTCCTCGAAGGGTGGTTGAAACCTCAGCGGCGAATAAACTTCAACCCGCCGGAGCACTGGGAAACGGTGCAGGACAAACGCTGCAACACATCCCCGCTTGGACGGTGCAGCTACCTACATAAAGCAAGGAGGGTCAAGAGTTTGGCGAGGAGCGCACATATTGGAATTGCCCCGCACAGGGGCACAAAGAAGAATGACGTAGAACAGTGCAAACACACGTTTAAGATCACCGCTGCACGATGCGCTCCGTGCAGCGGCTACAATGTGGAGTGCAAGCACTATGAGGGAAACGATGCTGCTGATACAAAGCATTGTCCCCGGTGAAACAATAGGCAGCCCTGCCCGCAGAAGCGGGGCTGCTTTTTATATGGCGCGGGGTGTCATTCTGGTACAGGGACACCGTGAGCGGGGCCGGACCCCGCCTGCGCCTGCTTAACGCTTTCCATGAAAGCCGGGCACGGCCATGAAGTCAGCCGCCCGGCACGGCGGAACGGTGCTGTACAGCAGCGTCCTCCTTTCCGTTCAAGCCCGATGCAAAACCGGGCTGCCGCTCTTGCCGAAGCCGCACCCGCATGGATATGACGGGACCGGGTACGCCGCAGTGTGAGCGCAGAAACACCCTGTTCAACTTGCTCAGGCCAAAAGCAACAGGCCATTGCAGTGGCCGCCCCGCTCTGTACCTCTCTTACGGAGCGGGTCTGATATGCGAGCGCAGGGTGCCGCCTGTTTCCGATTCCCCATCATCAACAGACGGGTCGGTTCGATGCCGACCGTTCGCACAAGAAAAGAGGAAAACCATGGAGATTAAATGCTTGACCCAGGACTTCCCGCAGGGAACGCGGGTATACGATGCCGACGGCGTGGCTCCTTCGCTGATGCACACCGCCAGCACCATGCGGTCGCAGGCTATTCTGGTTCGAGGGGGCGGCAGCGTGAACAGTGAAAAAGACGTGTGCTGCATTGCGTCCACCCAGACCAACGCCGAACGCCTGATGAATACAGCACCAACCATGAGCCGTGACAAGGACAGAACCATTGTAGGCTACAACTCGTTCTGCCTTGCCGGGAACTTCGTTGACCGAAACACAAACCAAAATGGAAGTGGCGTCCGAGAGAATGCTTCGTTCACGCTCAACACACAAGATCGTCATGCGGTGGCCTACGATGCCAGAAACAGCCGCCTGAACGGTATAGTGAGCGGAACGCTCCAGGCGAAAGAATCAGGAGGATGGAGCTTGAACTACATCAACCCGGTCATTCAGCCAGACGTGCCGCGCCTGCCGGAATGGATCGTGCGCCGCCTGTTGCCGATGGAGTGCGGGCGGCTGCAGGGCTTTCCAGATGGCTGGGGTGAAATCGCACCGCTGACGGATGAAACGGAAATCCAGTTCTGGCGGGAAGTGTACCTGAGAAACTGCAAGATCAAAGGGCAGAAGCCCAAGAAGATCATTGCACGGGCAGATGGAGCCAGAAGCGATGCCGCAGTGAAGAGATGGCACGACGAGCTGCACAGTCCGTCGGCGGAGTATTCCATGTGGGGCAACGGCATGGCCTTGCCGAATGCCCTATTCTTCGTCCAAAATGCTTTCCGGGAATTGGGGAAGCCTGCGGCGGAGGTGAAGCTGGGCAGCTTGTTCGATGGAAGCGGGACCATGCCGCTGTGTGCCGTGATGTGCGGCGGGCGGGCTGTATGGGCGAGCGAGGTGGAGCCTTACCCCATTGCCGTTACCAGAACACACCTGCCGGAGATGCAACACCTTGGCAGTATAACGGACATCAAAGGAAGTCGAATCGAGCCGGTGGACATCATCACCTTCGGTTCTCCTTGCCAAGACCTGAGCATTGCAGGCAAGCGCAAAGGACTGGGCGGCGACCGAAGCTGCCTGTTCTATGAGGCAATCCGGGTCATCCGGGAAATGCTGTCGGCCACCGGCGGAAGGTATCCGCGCTTTGTTATTTGGGAAAATGTGCCGGGTGCGCTGTCGTCGCATGGCGGAAAGGATTTTGAAATTGTTCTCAACGAGCTTTTGCACCTCCGAGATTTTGCCGGAGGTGGAACAGATAAGCCTATTCGCCAGCATGGAAAATGGGCAAAGGCTGTGTCCTACGGAGCTGTTGCCTATCGAATTGTCAACGCTCAATATTGGGGAATCCCCCACCGTCGCCGAAGAATATATGCTGTCTGCGATACTCGTGGAGAATCCGCCACGATGGTCGCTTTTGAGCGTGGCGGCACTGAATGGCATTTTAGACCGCGCCTCCCGGAGGGGGGGCAGACCGTTGCCTACCTTGCTCCTGACTGCTATTCATGGCATGATCGCATGGTGGAAGCAGGAAAGCTCCGAGGGGGGGCAGAACGAGCCTACACCCTAAAAATCCGGCAGGGCTGTGAGGGTGGCGGCAAAGGTCCGCTGGTGCAGACGGAGCTTTCCGCCACGCTGGCGACACGCCAAGACCAAAGCCTGATTCAACGTGCTGCAGGATTCGACCTCGGAAATTCTGGCGGAATCGGCTATTCAGAAGAATGCAGCCCGACACTGATGACCGGGGCGGGCGGAAACAAAACGGCTGTTGTACAGAATCAAAGACTGATGGAATCTCTAGTGCTAAACGACCAAGGCGGGAAAAACATGGATGTTTCTGTAAATGTAACAGGAACGCTCCGCGCACAAACACACGGGCACCCGCCTGTTGTGTTCCAAAAATCGGAGGATGAAGGAAATGAGACCTGATACCCTGTCGAAGCTGGCTGTATCTGTTGCGATTTGCGCGGCAGCTGCCAGCAGCGTTGCCGTTGGGCTGGCGAACAGCCGGATCAACGACCTGGAAATCCAGCGGGATATTTACAAATCCCGTGCGGAGGACTGGGAAGGAACCGCCGGAGTTATCGCCCAGTATGCAGACGATCTGGCGGACGAGTTGAAAATCAGAGATAGGCTGGATGAGAAGCTGCTTGTCGAGTATGCAGGTGTTTTCGAGTGTACCGCATACTGCACGGAAAAATACCAGCATATCTGCGGGGAGGGGCATGGCATCACCGCCAGCGGGCAGCCAATCCAAGCGGATGTAACTGTGGCGGCAGACCAGACGCTTCTCCCTTATGGCACGGTGGTCTACATCGAAGATGTTGGAATCCGCATTGTGCAGGACAAGGGCGCAGGGGTACAGGGCTATCACCTTGACGTAGCTGTTGACACCCACGAAAACGCGCTGGCGTGGAGCGGGTGCAGCGAACATCGGGTGTGGATCATCCGCGAAGCGAAATGATTGGAGAAAAAATGGAATTTCCGAGCAAAAAGTATTCCGTAATCTATGCTGACCCACCGTGGAGCTACCGCCAGTGTGGAACAGGGCCGAAAAGCCGGGGAAATGCCGCACAGCATTACCACACCATGACGACGGATGACATCTGCGCGTTGCCGGTTCGCCAGCTTGCGGGGGGGGGGCACGGCGTGCTTCATGTGGGCGACGTTTCCGCAAATTTCCAATGCACTGCGAGTTATGGAAGCGTGGGGATTTGAGTACAAGACCTGTGCCTTTGTCTGGATTAAGAAGAACCGCAAGAGCAACACGAACTTTTGGGGCATGGGAGCTTATACGAGAGCGAATGCCGAAATCTGTTTGTTAGGAGTAACGCCGGGGTTCAGGGCTGCCGACCAGATCAAGAGCCATGCTGTGCATCAAGTGATAGAGTCACCGATTCAAGCACATAGCGCAAAGCCAGATGAAACAAGACACAGAATCGTTGAGCTGCTGGGGGATGTTCCAAGAATAGAGCTTTTTGCCCGTCAACGTGTACCCGGTTGGGACGCGTGGGGCGACGAGATAGGAGAGCAAAATGGAATGGGATGAAATTCAGAACGAGTTCGACCGAGCGTACGGAATGCCATGCAAGCCGTTGGGATTGCAGAAGTACAAGGCCGGACACATTTTCGACGAAAATATGTCAGTCAAGTGGAACCGCGACAAGCTGGAAGAGGAAAACAAAAAATTCCAGGACGAAGTCGGCCGCCTGAATACGGCAAAAAACAAAGCTCTGCTGGCCGTACACGAACTGGTCTACCAGAAAATACAGGACGACGTGGGGCATAACCTGTCCAGAACCGCGGCGGAAAAGATTTTCAACTACGCCTACGACGATAAACACGCCTACGGTTTCCATGAAGTCCGCTGGGAGCTGGAACGGCTGGTTGAGTTGGTTTCTGAAATTCTTGAAATGTCGAAAAGCAGGAAGAAAAAGCAGAATGAGAAATAAAGGCAGACAGCCCTATTTGCCACGATCTGATAACACCGATAGCCTGTCCGTACATAAACGCATAGCAAAAGGACGAAATATGAAAAAGTTCTTTCTGACCGTTGCTCTGCTGGCATCGCTGTTGTTATGCAGCTGCGGCAGCGAAGCGGACAAGGCCAATTACAATATCTCGAAGCAGGCAGACTACTTCGAGAGTGAGCGCAAGATCACGGTCTACAATGCCAGAACTGATACAGTCATTCTGGAAGCAGAAGGATATATGTCTATCTCCAACAACAGCAACAACGAGCTGGTCTGCACTGTGAAAATTGGGCCGGACACCTACCGCAAGAACTACATCTATCTGAACGACTACACGATGTACGTCGTGGAGGACATCACGGGTACGCACACTGACCCGTACCACTACAAACTTTATTTCCATACCGACATACTTCCGTCGGTTGACGTGAAGTCATAACCTCTGGCAAGTAGCCGCCTGGTGCGGCGGCTACTTTTTATATGAGCATGGGACAGGCCCTGCCCGGTTCGATTCCGGGATTGCCCGCAGAGAAAAATAAAACGAAAGGAGAAAAGATGGAAAGATACAGCATAGCCCTGCACGGAATCGACAGCTACACGAAGCAACCAATGTATTTGCCGTACAAACTCGATGCGGCAAGTGTAAAGGCCGCACTCCATGAAGCAAGGATGTGCGCAATGACGTTTTATCCGAGATTCAGAGAGACCGAAAAGCCGGACGTGGAGGTAATCAGAAAATGAGACTTGCAGCTATCGCAAAGAGAATCAAGGAAAGCGGGGTGTGCGGCGTTCACTACGTCGGCCCGCTGCGTGAAGTATGGATTATGACGGCACACGGAATCTACCGCCTGAACGGCTACCCGAAGCCCATTGACCGGGACGAAACTGCTATGATGCTTGGCATCGGTCCTAAGACGATGGAGAGTATCGCCTACAACGACTTCACCGACGAGGATGCGACGTGGCTTGAGGGATACAACCTGACCGACAGTGTGGAGGGAGAAACCCGGCTGGTGACGATGGACATTGACGTGTCGATTCACGGCCAGGAACTCCGCCTGCTGACGGACGAGCAAAAGAACGTGATCGCCATTGCCACCGCCGACGATCTGACCCCATTGCAGGGTGAATTTGCAAATTCTGCGTACATGGCGTTCTATCTGCGGACATCCAGCCAGGGCGGAAAGTACATCGTCGTAAAGGACGGCTTTTCCGTCCGGGCAGCGATCATGCAGCCGGATGTGAAAGAGGCCCTGCAGGATTCGCTTCTGGAAGCATTGACGCTCCTGCGCGTGGAGGGCTTAAAGGACGGCACGGTGGACATAACGCGCCAGTGCTGGCCGACAGGAGGCAACGAGGAAACCGAGGCGGACGATGAAGATACTTGACGCTATGTACAAGTGCCGCTTGTGCGGAAAAGAGTATGTAGAATGCTCAACCAGCGGCGAAAAGAGCAACCGACAGTTTGTAATGGACATGATGTATCGTGCCGTAAGTCAGAAAAAGCCGGAAGAGGTCATGGAACCGACGCTGTATGAGTGCCATTCCTGTGGCGGCGGAAGCTATGGCGTGGCTGATTTTCTGGGATTCAAGGTCAAAGACAAGCCGGGAGAAGATGTTGCCCCGGTAAAACCACTGGGATGGCCTGTTTGCCAACAATGTGGTCGTCCGATGGTGTACTGCGGGGAAAAGAAAATCGGGACTGATCGGTGGGAGCAATACAGCTGCAAGGACTGCTACAACCAGAATGTTTCCAGAAAGGCAGAAGATGATGCGTAAGTTTGCAAAATCGCTGGCCGTGGCTGCTTGCACCGCCGCGTTGTGCGGAATGCTGGCAGGCTGCGAATCGGCCAAAAGCGCAGCGACCAAAGAATATTTAGTCAAAACGGTGTACGTCTATTCGCCGGATGGCAAATTACTGGACAAAGGAACGCCGGATCAGATGTTTAGTACCGGGTACTACACAAGAGTTGAAATCACAATGAACGGAAAGCGGTATACAACCAACTGGGGAAACGTGGTTATGGTGGAGGAATGAGCTATGGACGCTGTAAAAGCTGATGTAAAGCGGCTGGTTAAAATTGAACTGGCCGCAGCGAACAGAAAATTTCGGATGTTCGCAAGCACCCACGAGGGCGTGGCGGTCATTCAGGAAGAAACAGTGGAAGCCGCACGGGAAATGGATGCTCTGCGCCGGGAGCTGAATGCAATGCGGATGGGAGCTTACTCCAACAATCCGCAAATCTCAACAAAGGGCGTGTATGATCGGGCGGTTGCGTTGGCTGTCGAAGCCATTCAGGTGGCAGCGATGGCCCGAAAGTTTGAACGCAGCCAGCGTCGGGGCTGGCCGGGAGCAAAGGAGCCGCACCATGGCGAAGAAAACTAAAACGCCGGCAGAAATCGAAACCGTCACCATCACAATGAGCCGCCCGGTAGCAGAGGCAGTAGCGAAAGCCTGCGAGATGTACCTTCGTCTGCACATGGGGCAGTTTGAAGGCCTGACAGACGAACTCTGCATGGCAAGGTTCTATGCTGCTCTGGAAAACGATTCGTTTGCCGACGAAGAAGAACGAGATGAAATCTTCCATATCTCGATCGACCGACGGAACATCATGCAGGAGGAAGTGGACAGGCTGTACAAGAGATATGTTCTTTCCGCCCCGCTTGATTACTACATGAGAATCCCGTACCGGGCAGAACAGGTCTGGCTTGCGATCCGTCACGCTCTGGCATGGCACGATAACCCGAAGGGCGACTACACGGTTCAGTATGAAAAGCCGCTCAACCGTTCGGATCAGCCGCAGCCGATGGTGCAGTTGTACGAGGCACCCACAGAGGGAAAGTCTGTCTGTGATGGCAAGTGTGCAGTGTATGGGAGGTACTGAAATGAGTACGGCATTATTCAATCTGGACAGTGACGGAACACTGGAAATCCTCACATCCAGAGCAAACATCAAGAAGATAACACGGGTGATGATCGCAGAGCCGGGCAGGAAAACGGCAAAAAACTTCCTTCTCGATACACAGCCGCTGGAATCGGAATGGGAATTGAATCCAGGCCGGTGTACCTGTGAGCATTTCCGTTGCAAGAAATGCCATTTCATCAACTGTGTGGCAGTTAAATACTGCGGTGAGTGCGGGGCGAAGATGAAAAATGCAGGCGTAAAGCCGGAAGATTTGCCGTTACCGTTGCCTGAGAAAAAGCACAGTAAAGCGGACGGACGAAAACAGCATTGAAGACTACGAGGTAAACTAAAATGACAACCAAGAGAATGAAAAAGCTCCTGATGGGTATGGGGCTGTCCCGGAACCAGGCAACCCGGATGATTCAGGAGCAGCGCACCGAAGGATCGAAGGACGTGAGCAACGCTCTTTACTTCCACGTCTTCCAAAAGAACTTTTATCTGATCGTGTCCAACTGCGGCGGCGAGGTGCTGCCATATCTCAACAGCTTCGTTTTGAAGTGACTACAGGTTGAAGTCGTATAAGCAAGCCCGTCGTAAAATTGCCGCCCTGACGAGGCGGCAAGGGGCTTGTATACCGAGGATAAACTAAGGGACACGGGAGCAGCGGCTGGCTTAAAGTTTGCTTAGAGCTTGATTAGAAGCAGCCGTTCCCGTAACGGGGGTACAGGGGGAACACCCTGTATTGTCTCCCCGCGGCAGTAGGGCGTAACGGACAGCAGAGCTTGCCGGAGCGGGGGCGGGGGCAAGCATAAAAGTTACACGGGCGGCGGGCGGTTTGGCCTTTATTCAGCAAATTGGACGTTTACGGGAAGGAGGACGTAGTGGGTATGGGCGGCGGCTTTTATGTCAGAGAACAGAAATACATCTGCGGCAAAAATTATGCCACTGCGCCCACCATGCAGGCGGAGTTTTTCGAGGTTTCCGAGAAAGAGCATAAGGCCAGCACCCGGCGGAAGAAAGAACTCGCCACCAGTCTGGCGAAGGAAGCCTACAACCTCCGCAAATCTGGCCGCTACCTGGTTCTGCTGGTAAATACGAACTTCCGGCCCGGTGATTTCTCGGTTACATACACCTACGACGACGAACACCATCCTGCCCCAAATGACCTTGCCCGTGCTGACCGGGATTTCTCCAATGCAATCAAGAAGCTGTACCGCCTTTGCGATAAACAGGGCATCCAACGTCCAAAGTGGGTCGTGGTGACGGAGTATTGCACCGTGGACCCGGTGACAGGTGAAGTGTTGGGACGGCACCATCACCATGTCATTATGACGCACCCGGCGGGGTTGACCCGGGAAATGGTGGAACAGGCGTGGAATGGTCGGGGTATGGCTCGATGTGAGCCGCTGCACTTCGACCACAACAGTGTGGAGAGCCTTGCCCGGTATATCGTGAAGAACCTCCGTTGCAAACGGCACTGGCGACAGAGCCACGGTCTACAGCCGCCCAAAATGCCCAGACCGAACGACAACAAAATGAGCCGATCAAAGCTCAAGGACGTGTGCGAGAACTGTCTGGAAGACCGGGCGTATTGGGAACAGATGTACCCGGGGTATACCCTGCATCGGTGCGAAGTCATCATCACGGGCAATTCAACCCGTCACCTGATCGTGAGCCTATACCGCAAGGAACCACCGAAGAACAAGAACAGGAGGAACCAGCCTTGAGCGCAAGAATGGAACTGGAAGACCTGCCGCCCCGGTATCGCGCCCAGGCGGAGAAGCAAATAGCCGCCCGATGCGCACGGAAAGCCCCGGCAGGGGTGGTATCGCTGGAAGCAGCGGCCAAGGCTGCCGGGGAGATCGGAAAAGCCTTCGAGAGCAAGGGTGAGTATGATTTTTACATTGGTACAGTGCTGCCGGGTATCCAGTCCGGCAGGATCATCAAGGCAACGCCGCACGTTGCCTTTCCTTTGCTGCCCGCAAAGGATTTCTGCGCTGTTCATCTCCCGGCGGCAAGGTATACGGCGGATTATGTGCTGGAATATGCCGACGGAACGGTGGAAGTGGTGGAAATTAAGTCAAAATTCACCCGGCGGGCGCAGAGGGACTACATCTACCGCCGCAGGCTGTTTGTTGACCTGATTGCAGAGCCGCGGGGCTATGTGTTCCGGGAGATCATCACCCCGGACACAAAATCCGAGATCAAAGAGTGGAAACGTCTGGCTGAACAGGCGGGAAAGGAATCATCATGGGCAAAAGCAGAGCAAGAGTGCCGTCGTACTACCGGCAGAGCATCCAGAATGCTGTAAATCGGCAGATCAACCTTGGCCGCACCAAAATGGCGGCATCACTGAACCGGGAGGCTATCGGACAGGTCGTGTCATACTGCTTTGTGGCAGCGGCACACGACATTCTGGATTTTGATGCGGGAAAGGCGGCTGTGCTGACCGTCAAGATGAACAATGCGGCGGAGCGGTACACCCTTGACCGGGACAAACGGGGGGCACGGAAAGCCCGCATTGCGCTGGAAGACCGCACCACGCCGCTGATGGTGGAAACTTTTCTGCTCCCGGCGGGAAAGCTGGGCAAGACGGCCAATGAGAGGGAAATCCTTGCCGAACGCCGGGATGCTGCCGACATGGTGGCCCGGTATTGTGTGGAAGCTCTACACGACATGAGCTATACCGTGGAGCAGATCGCCGCTGTCATGCAGGAGACCCGCTCCAACTTCGAGCAGTTCCTTGGATGGTCCGAAGATGGCGAGATGGTAGCTTACGAGAAGCTACGCCGTGTGGTGGAGGACATCTACGGCGTGGGGGCTATGGTCGAGCGGGTAAACGGGCAAGGCCCCATCTTCGGAAGCGAGTTTTAATTTTTCGGGAGGCAGAGCATGAAGACACACGAGGCGGAAGCAATTTTGAAATACTGCGCAGATATTCCCCGTCGGCTTACGATCATCCGCCGCCAGTGTGCCACTCTGGACGACGAAGTAGACACGCTGAAAGGCATCAACATGGACGGTATGCCCGGCGGCGGGCTGCCCGGTGACAGCACCGCGGCAATGGTCTGCAAAATGGATGAACTGGGCATCGGTGACAGGTTGAGAAGTCTGGAACGTCAGCAAGCCCTTTTGAAGTCCGATGAAGCTCTGATCCGAGGACAAATTGACCGACTGGACAGTGTCCACAATCTGATCTTGACAGAATACTACATCGGCCACAAAAAATGGGCAGAAGTGCAGGTTGATGCGGGATACAGCATCCAGCATTTGAAACGGCTTCGGAACGTGGCTTTGCTGACCTTTGGCCGGGGCATGGAACGGCTGCCCGAGTGCCCCGCCTTATTGTCACGCGCGTATAACGTGCGCGAGACCCCGCCAAGGGCAGATGCGTGGCTTGAGGGCGACATTCTCCTATAGGAGAGATCGACCGTCGGGGCTTCACGCAAATGCGCTTCCGCAAATTGTGTCCACCCGGCGCAGAAAAACAAACACGACTACCCGGAAATGTGGAAAAGTTGGCAAGAAATTACCCGGCGGGCTGTGCGGCCTGCCGGGTGCTATAGAGAAAGCCCGTCAGGTCATGGACCAGGCGGGCTTTTCGTTACTCTGTGGGGACGGTAGAGGTTATGTCAACCATTTGCGTGGATGGGGTTTCGGTGATGGTGAAGGTGCGGAAACCGTGTTCGCCTTCGCTGCTGGACACGGTGACTTCATCGGGAGAAAGACCGTGCATCATGCAATATTTTAGCTTCACGGCAGCTTCCGCCTGCTGTACGTTCTGATCCAGCTGAAATTGCTCCACGGCAGGGGTGCAGCTTTTTACAAAGTCGTGCTTCAGTTGGTCGATAACCGATTGAGCTTCCGGGAGAATGTGACTCATTGTTTGTCCTCCTTTTCGTTGGGTGCGTTGCGCTTGAGGATAATCTGCGGAGCATCGGGGGCGGCTCCCTGCTCTTTGGCGTACCGGGCGATTTCATCCGGCAGCCCGACAGGGAAACCGTTCTCGTCAAGTGGTCCATCGTACCCGGTGAAGTCCACGATATGCACGGCGGGCGGCTCGGGAATCAGCTTGTAGTATCTGCCGTCCTCGTAGTTCTGATCCGTGACCCGGTTCCAGTAGCCAATGTCGCCGTGCTCTTCCTGGGCGGCCTCAATTGCGTCCTTGGCCTGTTCTTCGGTCAATCCGTCGAAGGTCAGGCGGGAACCGTCTGCAAAGGCGGCAACCAGCCGCCACGGGGCAAAAAATTCGGTTTCATCCATGAAAATGCTCCATTTCGTGCGGTTTTCGTAAATGAGTTGAAGTTTTGATAACGAAAAAGTTCAATTCAATCACAAAAAAGTGAATTTCGTGTACAAAATCAGCGATTCGATTTCGTGGGGATGTACCCATGCAGACAGCGGTTGCAGCCGTATTTCGTGAGAGCAGCAGTCACACGATCTTCCGGGAAGTAAAACACGAGTTCGTTTTCGTTGGGGAGACCTGCTCCGGCGGGATATTCAAGCCCGGTGTACCAGTCTGTTTCCATCTCATATTTGCGGCGCAGATACTTGTAAACGTCCCGCTGGGCCTTGTCGAACACCTCCACGAAGGAAAAGGACGCACACGGCGGCAGCTCGTTTGCCAGCATGGGCACGTTTTCGGCGATCCACTCCACGATTTTGGCTTTGGCTGCGCTGCGGCGGGGTTTGTCATCCCGGCGGATGGCATCAAGGAGAATGAGCAGGTTCGGTTTCGAGAGGTCGGAAAGCACCTCGGCCAGCGGATAAGGATTTTCGTGGATCAGCGGCGACGTGCGCAGCTCTTCGGAAATGTCGAGATCGTGGCAGGTAACGGCCCGCTGGCGGTCGTCTACCCGCTCACTGGTGTAGTACAGCATATTCTCGACGTGCTTTTGTGCAGCCTCGGAAAGCTGCTCCACAAGGGCAATGCTGTCCTCAAAGCTGATCTGTGCTTCGTTCCGTTCGCCGCTGCTCCTGCCCGTCTTATAGTCCAGAGGGATGATCCCAAGCTCCATAGCAAGGCGATAGATATGCTTGCAGGGCTTTTTCCGTTTCACAAAATCGTTGCAGGTGCAGACGGCAAGGCTGGTCTGATAGGGCCGCTTGCCGGAGCCGTAGAAAACACCGGTTTCGTGTTCCCGGTCAATGCTGGTGGGGCTGGTCTTGCTCTGCTGGGCACTGGTCAGCCGCTTTTCTTCGTCGGGTCCGGCGTTCTGTTCAGGCCAAGAGCCAAATGCAGGAATCGTATACATGAGAATACCTCCTTGTCGGTTTTTGTTACTGGATTTCGTTACAACCATGATAGGGCAAAACGCAAAGAAAAGCAACAAAACGCAAGAAAGATTTCGTGTGGAATCCCACAAAATCCCCGGCGGGTGGCCGGGGCGCAGAAATCAGGCAAAGCGGATGGTGTTTCGTGCCATGCGGCCGCGCAGGGCGGAGAGCGTCAGACTGCCGCAGGCGTTATCCCATCCACCCCCGGCGGCGGGAATGTAGGGATACAGGGTGCGCGGGTCGCTGGAATCCGGGTCAACGAGATGGTGGACGCGCCCAGTTTCATCGTCCGTGTAAACGTCCCATCCTGCAATGCTGTGGCGGGTATAGGTTTTCATACTCGAATCCTTCCTTTCGTGTTTCGTGCTGGGCGGCGGCTCAGGCTTCGGTGAAGTGGGAGACGGTGCGCCGGGACAGCGCAAAGGCGATGGCGGGCACATCGTCGTCCGTTTCGCTGCGGGCTTTGATGGCCTCGGCGATGCGGGCCAGATCGTCCACCGTGATGCCGCCCGGCTTGCGGCTGCTCTCGGCTGCATCGTTCAAGATGCGGTCGTATTCTTCGCAATCGCACAGGGTGCAGTAGTTGTTGGCAATGCAGGCGTAACGTGCGCCCTTAGCGTCCAGAATGCGGGTCTCTTTCAGTTTCATTTCGTGACAGCTCCTTTTCGTATTTCGTGAGGTTGGATTTCGTGATACTCCCGGCGGGCTGCCGGGGTAGTGGGGCGGGGCTGCTTTGCGGTGCTTGCCCTGCCAGAGCGTCCGATTTCGTGTTATGCGTTGCCGTCGAGAACGTCCATCACCTGATGTGCGGCATACTTTCCGTTTGCGGTAAGCTGCCGCTGCCATGCGCTGTTGCGGGGAGACCAGCGGAAACCGTTCCGTTTCAGCAGTTCGCGGGTCTCGTCGTCGGGCTTGCCGTCAAAGATCAGCTGTACCCGCATAGCCTCGGTGTCTTCCCGGTAGGTGTAGCCGCTGCGCTCTTCTTCCACCGGGGCGGCGGCTTTGGCGGCTTCCAATTTCGCGATCCGCTCCTTTACCCGCTTGATGTTGGCATTGCTGTTGCTGAGGGCGTAGGTCGGGAAGGGCTTGCCGTGGAACTGTAGCGGGGAACCGTCACCGTTCCGCCCGCCTGCGGGGTAGACCTTCGGTTTCGTGATCCATGCCATAGTGTCGGTGGGGATGCCCTCGAAACCGTCCAGCGTTTTGTTTTTGCGGTAGTAGGCATTGGCGGAAACCATCATTTCGTGCCCGGCTTCCAGCCCGGCCAGCTTCTCCCGGAGATAGTCCAGCACCTCGGGGTCATTGCTCTTGACGGTGAGGGTGTGGGCGGTCTTGAGCAGATCGAGATAGTGTTCCGCCTTGCGGAAGGTTTCGTGATTGGCTTCCCATGCTTTGACCTGCTTCTCCTTCTTCCGGGTCGGGAAGTTGCCAGCCCCGCAGATCATCACGCTGGGGCAGCGGGTGCCGATCTCGTTGTCCCGGTTGATGGCTTCGGCCAGCGTCCTGGCGTAGCGGTCAAACAAATACTCGGCGTGTTCCTTCTGGGCCTCGGTGCTGCACAGGGCTTTGACCCGTTCCAGGATGGCGGCGGCCTCGGCAACGTCGGCGTTGTATCCCGCGGTCGCGCTGCCCTTCTCGTAGTCGTCGAAGGACCGCATTTCGTGAGAGAGGCGGGCGGTGGATTCGTTGATGGTGTAAGTACGCATTTCGTGTATCTCCTTTTCGTGATATGCCCCCGGCGGGGTGCCGGCGGGCGGTGGGGCGGGGCTGCTTTGGACGGTGCAGCCCTGCCAGAGTATCCGGCGCAGATCAGATGATCCATTCGGCGCTGTTGTAGTCGGCGGCGTTCTTGACGATGAACGCATACAAGGCGCGGGAGGTAGCGGAAAGCGCTTTCAAAACGGGGCTGTTCCGGGTCGCGTCCTCGTTGCACTGGTAGATGAAACTGTCCAGCAGCTTGGTGAAGGCGTAGAAATCCGGGTCGATGGTATAGCGTCCGTCGTTATAGTCGAGCAAGTGGAGCAGACGCGGGAAGGTCTGCGGCATGGCGGGAAACTCGTCGGCGCTGCATGGCTCCACGTTGTACCGGCCTTCATAGGCGGCTTCATTCAGCTTGTAGAGGACAGCGTAAACCTTGCGGTCGTCCACAAGGAAGTCATGCGGATACCGGCAGGCGCTCAAAGCGTCGTACAGTTCCGGCAGTTCGTGGGATGCGGCAAGGTGGCACATACCGCCGGCCCCGTTGAGGATGAACGCCAGACCGTGAGCAACGGCGGCGATGTGCTTTTCAGAGAGTTGGATACAAGACATGGTAAAACCTCTTTTCGTGTTTCGTGATGCTCCCGGCGGGCTGCCGGGGCGATGGGGCGGGGCCGCTTTGGGCGGTGCGGCCCTGCTAGAGTGTCCGGGGAAGGTCAGGCGGTGTACAGGTAGCCGCGGCGGGCGCAGATGATGGTGAGGCGGGCGGCGTCAATCTGTGGTTGGAGTTCCGCGGCCTTGCAGGGGCTGAGCCGAATTTCGGTGCGCAGGGCCTGGATTTTCCACACGGCGGGAAGCTCCACGTTAATCTGCTCGAAGATGTTGTTAAACTTTTTCATGGCTCGTTCTCCTTTTCGTTCAGGCCACGGCATCCGCGGCGGTGTAGTTGTATGGAATCTCGTCGGCAACTCCGGCGGCGGTGTCCCGGTCGGCGTGGCCGATGGGCACCAGCTCGCCGGTCTGACGGTCGGCGTGGTAAAACGTGACCTGCCAGCCGCCCGGGGTGCGGGTGCTGGGGGCTACGATGATCTGCCGCCCCGGGGCAATGTACCGGGTGACGGTGTACCGCTTGACCTGTTCGCAGATGGCGGCGATCCGCGCCGCTTGCGTGGTGGCAAACTCGCAGGTGTCGCAGATGTCCAGGTCTAACAGTTCGTCCGGGTCGCCGGTGACGATGGGCAGCGGATCGAGCTTGATTTCGTGCATGGTGTTCATCTCCTTTTCGTGATATGCCCCGGCGGGCTGCCGGTGGAAGTGGGACGGGGCCGCTTTGGGCGGTGCGGCCCTGCTGGGGTGTCCGGGGTTGTGTTCACGCATTTTGTACAGCGGCGACCATTGCGGCGCAGTTCTTCAGGCGTTCGCTGGGGGTTTTCTCCATCTTTGCGACGGATTCGAGAAGTTCAAACGCTGCGGTTTTGGCTGCGCTCCGGCTGTTCTGGCCGGGGCCGATGCTGACACCGTAGGCAGGGTGAACGGCGTACCAGATCGTGGCCTTGCCAAGGTGGAGCGCGTAATAATTGAAAACGCCGTCGGTGTAGCCGTCCCGTTTCTCTGCGTGGTTGGTGGGATTCTGCGGAGTGGTGCAGATAGCGTAAAAGCTGCACTTCTTCCAGCCGCCCGGCTTCTTGTCCGTCACGCTGGCGGGGATGATCTCCGGGGTGGGCTTGCTGGCGGGCTGTTCTGCTGCTGCTTTTGCGGCGGCTTTGCGTTCGGCTGCCAGCTTCTTGTTATAGGCGATGATCTCAGCGGTGGAGCTGAACCGGCCAGCGGGGGCGGGCTTGCTGTCCTGCACCTGTAGGCAGCTGAACAGGTGGGACTTTGTCGGGTAGTAATGCGGATCGGGGGCGGCTTCCTTGCCTTCGGCCTCTGCCGCTTCCCGCTGGGCCTTGCTGGGCTTCGTGGTGTACTTCCACAAGTAGCATTCAATCAGTGCCTTTTCGTGGAGCTTGACGCTCTTGCCTTCCTTCTTCCAGTAGTCGAAGGTGTGCAACTCGCTGGCTGCCAACATGATCTCCGCGTCGTGGGTGGTGCCGGGGTGCTGGGTGCCGTCGTCCTCAGTCACGGTGATCTGAGCGGCCAGGGCTTCGATCTGGGCGGCGGTGTGGTGTGCGGTGGCGATGGCGTGCAGGGTGGCGGGGGCCAGCTTCTCGGCCTCGCTGAGGATGATCTGATTATTGCTCATGCCTTTCATGGTACTTGCTCCTTTTCGTGTTGTGGTTGGTGTTCGGGATGATCTCCCGGCGGCTGCCGGGGTAGTGGGGCGGGGTCGCTTTACGGTGCGGCCCTGCTAAGGCGTCCGGGGTGTTCAGCCCAGAAGAGCAGCGGCGGCTTCCTGCCAGCTTGTGAAATCGTAGAAGGCGCACCGCTCCCGGTTCGTGTTCTCGTCGGTGATCCGGGCGACGATCCGCCGCCCCGTGCGGGGGTCCCATCCTTCCAGCCGATACCCGGCGGCCTGCAAGCGGCGGGCTGCGGCGTTCTCTTCGTGGTTCCGCTGGCGAATCTGTTCAAGTGTCATCATGTTGTGTTCTCCCTTTCTGTTAGTCGTCGATGGAGCAGCAGCCGAAAAAGGCATCTTCCACGGTGTCGTCGCTGAAATCGTCCGGGGTGCCGTTGGCGTTCACAACCAGCTGGACCCGGTCGAAGATGCGCAAATCGGTTTCGGCATCCACCAGAAAAAACCAGTCGTCTCCGTCCTTCAGGTCGCTGCACCAGACTTGCACCCGGTCGCCGTAGGCGTACAGCCCGCGCACCTCAGCCGGGGCGATGTACCGCCCCAGAGGGCCGACGGTGTAGGGGCAGGCGGCTGCAGCGGTGGGGGCCAGCAGCCCGGCGGCAAGTGCCAGAGCAGCGGCGGCGGTTGCAATCTTCTTTGAAATTCTCATGGTTCAAATCTCCTTTTGCTTTTCAGGTTTGCCCCGGCGGGCTGCCGGGGTAGTGGGGCGGGGCCGCTTTGAGCGGTGCGGCCCCGCTGGGGCATCCGCTTGACTATCACCCCCGATCTGTGGTAAACTGGCTTACAAGATGGACGTTCGGAAATTCATCTCGCAAGCCTGTCACCTGTTCAGTGGGTGGCGGGCTTCTTTTTTTGCCATTCGGAAAGAAGCACGGCCCAGATTTTCCGCTTGTCGGATTCGGGCAGTTTGAAGAAATTTGCGCTCATGTGTCGGTTCTCCTTTCGGCTTACTCGCAACCGCTCCGGCTTGTCGTCCGGCTCGCTTGCTGTGGCTGCATAGTAGCACGGTTGAATGCCGATTGTCAAGCACTCAACCGTGCTTTCTCCGTTTTGCACAAATCGGCACGGTTGAAGTTTGTGCAAATTGCACGGTTGAATGTTTTGGCTCGGTGTGGTATTTTAATTAAAAATAAACAGGGGTAATAATATGGCGATAACAGAAGCAAAAAAACGAAACAACGCAAATTATACGGCAAAATGCGATTATATCAACGTGCGCCCGCTGAAAGCAGAAGGCGCAGCGATTCGCGCGGCTGCTGAGGCAAGCGGAAAGAGTTTGCAAAAATATATTCTTGAGGCAGTCCGCGCCCGGATGGAGCAAGAGGGGCACGAGTGGCCGGAACACAACACCAAAGCCGGGGAAGAAGGGGGCTAAGGGGGGGATAATAGGGCGGCATAGAACCTAGTTCACCGTTACCGATGGGGCGATATGCCGTTAAGTGAAGAATCTGACCCCTTCGCCCGGCGGCATTTTGCCGGATCATCCGGCGGCGAAACTGTGCCGCCCTGGAACGGTGCCAGCGGGACCCGTGCCGGGTGCCCCGTGCGGGTGGATCAGGTGCAGCCGGAACCAGTGCCCGACGGCCCCGGCCCCGATCAGCACCGGGAAGGACCCGCCCCGCCTCGATCAGCAGCAGAAACGAAAAAGCCAGAGTGAACGGCCTGCGCCGCCCGCCCTGGCTTTTCTTCTGCCCACGGCCCGCCCCGATCAGCACCGCCGCCGCCCCGATCAGCACCGGGAAGGACCGCGCCGCCCACGGTGACGGCTTGCCCGATCTGCCCGGCTTGGGCGGTGTCGGCCTGCCCGATGAGCAGCGGACCGCCCGCCCGATCACCTGCCCGGCCTACTCCTTCCGGCCGGACCCCGCCGCCGCCCTGATGACCCCGCCGCCCTGCTGCCCGCACCCCTGCCAGACCTACCGACAACGCCAGCCGCCAGCCCGCCAGCACCCCGCCGCCAGCCCAACGCCGGAGGGGTCAGATTCTCCACCTAACGGGATATGGCTTTAGGCTTAGGGCTTAGACCTAGAGAGATAGAACTTGCCTTATCTATCCCCCTGCCCCCTTCCTTCTCCGGCCCGGCCTCGGCCCTCTCCGGCACCGCGGCCGCCCCGATGAGCAAGGTACTGCCCCCCCCGGGGCGGGGCGAATGCGGGTTCCGAAGCCCCAAAAGTTTTCTAGGTGTCAATTTTTTTGAAGGGCTTCCCCCTTCCGGCCCGAAAAATAAGGGGGCGGGTCAAAAATTTTAGGGATTTGGGCACCATGGCGGTGGCGGCACCGGGATGGTGCATACCATATCGGTGGAGCCAACAAAATGGTGGCTGCTTACAGTTTGTAAGCAGCTGATGATTTGTCGGTGCCGCCAAAACATCCCGACAGCGATCTTGTTGAGGCCAACAAAATCGGGTGGGACCATCTTGCCGGGGGCGGCAAAATGGTGACTGTTCACAGAATATTTACAAATGACCCCCTAAAACCCGCCATTTGTGGAAAAAGATGAGACACTATGAGACGTTTTTAGTGGTATAATTGGTACAGTGGATTTAGGGAAGAAGCCCCACGGTGGAAGCACCGAGGGGCTTTTCTCATATCCGGGTGTGCCGCAGGACCGGCGGCACCACATAGATGCTCTGTCAGACTTTTTGTCTGGCAGGGCATTTTTTATTGCTCGAAAACGGAGGGGTCATAAATGGCAAGGCGAAGCGATGAGCGAGATGCCGCCCGCGCTGAGTACATGGCCCGGAAGAAAAAGGGCGGCGAAGTCAATCTCCGGCAGCTGGCGGATGATCTGCACCTCAAGTACGATACTGTCCGGCGGTGGAAGTCGAAAGACGGGTGGGATACTCCCACCGACAGGAAGCCCGGCGGACAGCCGGGAAACCAGAACGCCGCGGGCAACTCCGGCGGCGGGGCACCGGCGGGCAACCTGAACGCTGAAAAAGATGGTGCCTATTCCCGAATCTTCTTTGATAAGCTCACTCCGGCGGAACAGGGAGCCTTTGACGATGCACCCCGGAACGGCGTGGAAGCCCTGCAGCATGAGATGGGTCTTCTCAAACTGCGGGAGCTGAAGATTCTGGAAAAGATCAAAGAGTACGAGGACATGGACCCGGACACGCTGATAACGTCCAGCGTGTTGGATATGCGTGTGCCGGGCAAGACCGGGAAGGGCGGCAAGAAGGAAGACGGCAAGGTGCAGACCATGGGAATGTACAGCCGTGATACTCCCTTTGCCCGCATTCTGAAATTGCAGGATGCCTTGTACAAGACCCAGGGGCGCATTGCTGCTGTTGCCGGTGCGCTGCGGGCGGCGGAGGAAGCAGACTGCCGCATGGAACTGGAAAAGCAGCGGTTGGAGCTGTTGCGGATCAGAGCAACGGGCGAAGTGCCAGAGGGCGGTGACGAAGATGGCTCTATACACCAGTAAGGCCGTGGCGGAAGTGCTGGGCGTAACGGAACGCCGGGTGCGGGAGCTGCGGGACGAGGGTGTGCTGTCTGAAGAACGGCCCGGCATCTTCAACATGAAAACCGTCGTCAAACAGTATCTCACCTATAAGATCGGCGACAAGGACGATTCGTCCCGTCTCACGGCTGCCCGGGCGGACCGGGAAGAGACCCGGGGCAAGATCGAGAAAATGAAGATGGAGGAAGCCAAAGGCGACCTGCACCGCACCGAAGATGTGGAGCGGGGTCTGAAAGCTATCTTTGCCAATTTCAAGAACCGTCTGGAAACCATCCCGACCAAGTACGCTAAGACCATGGCGCAGCTCACAGACCCGGTGGAGGCTCACGACATCCTGCAAAAAGCGGTGGAGGAAGCCCTCATTGAGTTAAGCAACCCGGATGTTGCACTGGCCGAGCCAGAGAAGGAGCCGGAAGAATAAATGCCGGGGCTGCGTATGGGGCACCCGGCTGAACGAGATCACGGCATTCTGCCCATTTCGGCAGTGCGTCAAAAAGGGCGGCGGGAACCATGGCGATGATCCATCTGGAACCGCAGACATTGGAGATGTTCAGCCGGGCACTGGACGGGCTGAAACCGCCCCCAAACCTGTCACTGAGCCAGTGGGCGGATAAATACAGAAAGCTCTCTGCTGAGGCTTCGGCTTCACAGGGGCAGTGGAACACGGACGCTGCGCCGTTCCAGCGGGAGATCATGGATGCTATCGGAGATGTTCACATCCGCAAGGTGGTTGCCATGATGTGTGCGCAGGCCGGGAAGACCGAGGGCCTGATCCTGAACACCATCGGTTTTTATATGAGCTACCACCCGGCATCCATCATGGTGATGCAGCCCACGGTGAATCTGGGCGAGTCCTTCTCGAAAGACCGCCTGACCCCGATGCTACGAGATACGCCGGCACTCCGGGGTCTGGTAAACACCAAGAGCAGATACTCCGGCAACACCATCTCGAAAAAGAATTTCCCCGGCGGAATGCTGGTCATCGTGGGAGCCAATGCCCCCACAGACCTGCGCAGCCGCCCCATCAAAGTGCTGCTGGCAGACGAGGTGGACGCTTACAAGGCCAGCGCAGGCAAAGAGGGCGACCCGGTCATGCTGGCAGAGGAACGCCAGACGACCTTTTGGGACTACAAAACGGTTATGGTTTCCACCCCGACCACAAAAGCCGCCAGTCGCATTCTGGACGAGTTCAACAACTCCACGCAGGAAGAATGGACGGTGCCTTGCCCGAACTGCGGTTTTTATCAGCCGCTCGTGTGGGACAACATGGTGTTCGACAAAGACAAGTGGCCGGACGGCGGTGTGCAGTACCGCTGCACCGAGTGCGGCTGTCTGGACAACGAATACCGCTGGAAGAAAGGCAGCGTAAAGGGCAAGTGGGTGCCGGAGCACCCGGAACGGTCCGTGCGTGGCTTCCACATGAACAAGATGGGGTCTACGCTCTGCGGGTGGGACGAGATCGTGACAAAATTCATTGCTGCCGATCTGGACGCTGCCCGCGGCGATTACGAGAAGATGCAGGTCTTCGTGAACACGAACCTTGGGCTGCCGTGGGAAGAGCCGGGCGAAACCGTGGAATCCGCCGCTCTGATCGACCGTCGGGAGTTCTACGAGGCCGAGGTGCCCGACGGCGTGATCTACCTGACCGCTGGTGTCGATACGCAGGACAACCGCTTCGAGATCGAAGTGGTGGGCTGGGGCATCGGTAAAGAAAGCTGGGGCATCCGCTACCAGCGCATTTTCGGTGACTTGAAACGGGGTCAGATATGGGCCGATCTGGACGAGTTCCTATCTCAGACGTGGAAAAAGAAGGACGGTACAGAGCTGTCCCTCCGCTCTGTCTGCATGGACAGCGGCGGACATTTCCCAGATCAGGTCATTCGATTCTGCAAAGAGCGGGAAGACCGCCACATCTGGGCAATCAAAGGCCGTGGCGGTATGGATGTTCCGTACATCCGCAACCCGACCAAGAACAACAGGGTCAAAGGCGAGTTGTTCACGCTGGGCGTTGACACCGGCAAGAACCACGTCCTTGCCCGGCTCAAAGTGCTTATCAAGGGCCCGAACTACTGCCACTTCCCGGCGGCAGAAGATGCAGGCTATGACGAGAATTATTTCAAGATGCTGACCGCGGAACATAAAGTGACCCGCTGGAGAGGCGGGCGCAAGGTGGAACGGTGGGAACTGAAGGACCCGGCGCAAAAGCGCAATGAGGCCTTCGACGTTCGGAACTATGCGACGGCGGCACTGGAAATCTCGAACCCGCAAGGTCTGGAAGTGCCCGGCGAGGAAACCACCCGCCCTGCAAAGCAGCAGCACCAGTATCGAAGAAGAAGATCGGGAGGGATTTAACCGATGGCAATTATTTCAAAAGAGGCCGCACAGCGACATTTGGAAATGTGGCTGGAAGCGGAAGCAGCTGTTTCCACAGGCCAGAGCTACCAGATCGAGCAGATGCAGCTTAACCGGGCCAGCTTAAAACAGATTCGGGAAACTATCATCTTCTGGGAAAACAAGGTGGCCGAGGCAGAACGGGAAGAGCGTGGCCGGGGCAGGAACCGTATGTATCACTTCTCGCCCCATGACGTGTAAGGCGGTGAAACCATGGCAAATATTCTGGATAAAGCAATCGCGGCAATCTCCCCCGAAAAAGGGTATCGCCGCGCCGTGGCCCGTACTGCGCTGTCCGTCTTGAACAACGGCACGGGATATGGAAACTATGGTGCATCCCGCACATCCCGCTCTATGCGAAGCTGGCGCGTCGGCGGCGGAAGCGCAAAGGAAGACATTGAGGACAACCTCGAAATCCTGCGCAAAAGGAGTCGGGATGCTTATATGGGCATTCCACTTGCCACGGGTGCCATCAAGACGCTGCGAACCAATGTGGTGGGCAGCGGGCTGGTGCCAACGCCGCAGGTGGATGCCGACTATCTCCATCTGACCGAAGAAAAAGCCGACCAGCTGCAAGCGCAGATTGCAAGAGAGTTTAGCCTTTGGGCGGACAGTACGGCTTGTGATGCAAGCGGAATGGATAACTTCTGGCGTTTGCAGACCTTGGCGTTCACCAGCTTCCTGATGAACGGAGATGTGTTTGCCGCAGTTCAGTTTCGGGAGCGTCCGCACTGGCCGTATGCGCTGCAGCTGCGCCTGATAGAAGCAGACCAGGTGTGCAGCCCTGACCGCACGGATCGTCTGGCTCCCGGCAAGGTAAACGGCAAGAGCGTGTTTCAGATCGTGCAGGGAGTGGAGACCAACGAGGCGGGAGCAATCGTTGCCTACTGGGTAGCCAATCGACACCCGTTGGAATACGAAAACCCGGTGCCGCTGCAGTGGACCCGAGTGGAAGCGCATGACCCGGAGACCGGGGAACCGAACATTCTGTGTGTTACACAGAGAGAACGTGCCGGGCAGCGGCGCGGAGTTCCACTGCTGGCTCCCGCACTGCCCACGTTGAAGCAGATGGGAAGATACACGGACGCAGAGCTTTCCGCTGCAATCGTTTCGTCCTGCGCTACTCTGTTCATCCAGAGAGATGGGCAAAGCGATATGGCTCCATTCGGAGAAGACCCGCCCGACAAAGCGGACAACCCGGATACTCCTGCCGATGAGCTGGCAATCAACCTCAGCCCGGCGGCGGTGTTTGACCTTGCCCCGGGCGAAAAGGCAAACCTGATCGACCCGAAGCACCCGACCACCACATACGACGGTTTTATGATGGCGATGTCCAATCAGGTGGCGACGAGCGTAGAAATCCCGTCGGAGGTGCTGTACAAAAAGTTTTCGTCCAACTACTCCGCCAGCCGCGGAGCATTGAACGAGTTCTGGCGCACCTGCGGAACGCTGCGGGACAGCTTTGCAGACGATTTCTGCCAGCCGACCTACGAAAAGTGGTTTGCCGAGGCGGTGGCCCGCGGGCGTATCAATGCCCCGGGATTCTTTGATGATCCGGCGGTGGCGAAAGCCTACATGGGCTGCACATGGAATGGTCCGGCCAGAACCAACTTGGACGCAAAGAAAGAAATCGAGGCGGCGATCCTGCGCATGGACAAGGGCATCAGCACTGCCGAGCAGGAAACGGCGCAGATGACCGGCGGAAGCTGGCGGGCAAATATGCGCCAGCGCAAGTCCGAAATGGAGAAAATAAAGGAGGTAGGGTGCGATGGGCAAACCCAGTTCCAAGATGACCCCGAAGACGACAAATAACAAGTTCTGGAAGTTCTGCAATCTGGCTGACAGCCAGAAAGCGGAGCTTTTTCTTTACGGCGACATTTCCGAAACAAGCTGGTGGGGCGATGAAGTCACCCCGAAACAGTTTGCGGACGATCTCGCCGCGCTGGGCGATGTGACCGAAATCACCGTGTACATCAACTCCGGCGGCGGTGACGTGTTTGCGGCTCAGGCCATTGGCAATCAGCTGGAACGCAATGCTGCCACTGTGACTGCCCACATCGACGGCCTGTGTGCCAGTGCCGCCACCATCGTTGCCTGCCACGCCGACAAGGTGGTGGCGGCAACGGACAGTACCTACATGGTCCACCCGGTGAGTATGGGAATCTGTGGGTATCTGACGGCGGCTGAGATGCGGGATTATCTAAAAGCATTGGACACTACCAGAGAGAGCATTGTTTCCCTGTACGCCAAGAAGACCGGCCACGATGCAGACGAGTGCGCAAAGTGGATGGATGAAACAAACTGGTGGACGGCAGATGAAGCCAAGGAAAACGGCTTTGTGGACGAGGTGGACGACGCTGAGGAAGACGCTGTGGTGGAGAACCGCAACGGCATCCTGTTCGTCAACAGCGTCGGCACCCACCTGCCTTTCAACGAAGCACCCGAATTTGTCAGAAACCGGGCAAAGGCAAAAAAGCCTGCTGCCCGGCCTGAAAATAAAACCCCGGCGGAACTGCCGGGACACAACGACCATGGGGAGGTAAAAGACATGGAAATCAAGACCGTTGATGATCTCCGCAAGACGTACCCCGATATGGTGGCGCAGATCGAGAATGACGCTGCCACTGCAGAGCGTACCCGCATCAAGGAGATCGAGGACAGCACCCTGCCCGGTGCTGAGGACGAGGCAAACGAGGCAAAGTTTGTGAAGCCTGTGGATTCTGCGGCATTTGCCAAGGCGGTGATCGCTAACATGAAGGCAAAGCAGAACGCTCAGGGCAAGGACTATCTGGACAAGGCGAAGAAGTCTGCCCAGAACTCCGGCGCAAACGACATCCAGAATCCGCCCCCTGCGGACCCGAAGCCGGAAGACGCACAGGAAAAGGGCCTGATGAACGCAATCCACAAGATGAACGGTGTGAAGTAAGGAGGACAAGGTTATGAGCATGGATCTGGAAAGAAAGACCTATTCCACCGCCCCGGAGTATTTCATTGCCGGCACGGACATCGGCATCGCCAAGGCTACCAAAAAGGCCAGCGCAGCAGTTGAGGCACACGCCCCGGTGCTGCTGGTCGATGGCAAGGTGAAGCCCATCGCCAAGGTGGACGGCAGTAATCCTCTGTCCGTTACCGGGCTGTACGGCATCACCGCAGACAGCGCAGCGGCAGACGAGGAAGTGCCCATCTATCTGACGGGTGAGTTTTTCGCTGACGGTCTGGCACTGCCCGAGGGCGTGAAAGCAGCAGACGTGGAAGTTGCCCTGCGTAATCTGGGCATCTTCCTGAAGTGATAGGAGGTAACAACTATGGCTAACGAAATCAGCATCTATGAGCCTCGGTGTCTGGCCGAGGTCGTGCGCACCACTCCCCCGGTGCGCACTTTCTTCCTGGACAACTATTTCACCAACGTCAAGACCTTTGCCACCAAGAGCGTGGACATCGACGTGGTGAAGGGCGACCGCCGCATGGCTTCCTTCGTGCATCCTCTGGTCGGCGGCCAGGTGCTCAAGAATGAGGGCTATCAGACCGAGAACTTTACTCCGCCCCTGATTAACCCTATGACTGTCACCACTGCAAACGATGCCATGGAGCGTATGCCCGGTGAGGACCTGTATTCCGGCATGACCCCCGAAGAGCGTGCCGCCAAGCAGCTGATCGAGGACTACCAGCGTCTGAACGATGCTGCTACCCGCCGCGAGGAGTGGATGGCAGTGCGCACCATCATGGACGGCCAGATTCCTGTTGTCGGCCCCGGCGTGAACAAGGTGATCGACTTCGGCTTCACCAACAAGGTGAAGCTGGAAGGTACGAAGAAGTGGGGTGCATCTGCCGCCAAGCCTCTGGATGATCTGGAAGACTGGGTGGATCAGGTGCTGGAAAACGGCTTTGCCAATGTGGATCACGTTGTAATGGGCAAGACCGCGCTGCGCAACTTCATGGCCGACACCAACGTGCAGAATATGTTGGACAACCGCCGTATCGAACTGGGCATCATCAACCCCAAGGACCTGCCCAACGGCGCACGCTATATCGGCCACCTGAGCAAGCCCAGTCTGGACATCTACACCTACGGTGAGGTTTATCTGGATGACTGGACTGATCCTTCTGCCCCCGTTACCAAGCGGCTGGTGGATGACAACAAGATCGCTCTGCTGCCCTCCAACCCGAACTTCATGCGTGCTTACGGCCTGACCTCCTACATCGACGACACCAAGCGCACCATCACCGCCCAGACCAACCGTCTGCTGCGCACCTACGTGAAGCACGGCCCTGACCGCATGATCCTCGAACTGCAGACCCGCCCCCTGACCATCCCTGACAAGGTGGACAGCTGGCTGGTTGCCGAGGTGTGCTAAGACTATGCTGGACGTGGATGAAGAGTACGGTACGCCGAGCACCCCGAAGCCGCTGCCGACGTTCAAAGACCGGGTGGCACTGGATGTGCAGAACGTCTTCTTTAACCTGAACGAGTTCGCAGAAAAGCGATTTGTGGACGGTAAAGAGATGGTCTGCATCACCCAGCACCCGGGCGTTGGTGAACGTGCGGCACACTGGGAGGGCGGTGCAAAGCAGAGCTTCGACCAAGGTATGTACAAGGCTGATCTGCTCCTGTTCGTCAAACAGGAAGAGTACGGCCCAATGCCGAAGAATGACAAGCTCATAACGCTGGACAAGAAGCGGGATTACAAAATCAAATCCTGCTCCCTGAAAGCTGGCGTGTACCGCATGGAGCTTGAGAGGGTGAGGTAAATGGCGTATTTCAAAACTGGGTACGATGCTTCAACCATGACGGTTTCCGTCAACGATGAGGAAGTTTACCGGGCACTCGGCGTTCTGGCAGACAAGGCACCGGCGGCGTTGAAGGTGGCGATCAATACCACCGCACGTCAGACGAGAAAGCTCATGCTGCAGGAAGTCAAGAACCGATACGACCTCAATGCTGCCGGAAAGCGCATGATTGAAGACCTGCGCCAGCGTCAGAAAGCGACCAACCGCCGCCCTGCGGCGATCCTTGCCATTATGAAGAACGATCCCGGCGCATTCCGGGCAGACTTGGGCTATTTCCGAACCAGCCCCACGAAACCCTACATGGGACCGTCTGTCCACAATGCGCCACCGTTCTTTCAGGCGCACGTCCTGAAAGGCGGCCCGATGATAGACCTCGGCGGAACCAGCGAAAAGAGCAAAGGTTTCCTTGTGAAGTTTAAGTCGGGGCACGTCGGCATGGTGCAGCGTCAGCTCGGTGTACCTGCGGATAAGGACTACACGGAGAGCGGAAAGAAACGCTGGAAACCAAACGAGAAGCTGGCAACGCTGTCCAGTCCTTCCGGCTCTGCCATGCACCATACCGTGTGGGAGATGCAGGAGCAGACGGTGGAGCAGATGCTGCAGCAGAACACGGAACGCCGTGTGCGGCAGCTGATCGCCAATGCCAAGAGAAAGGGCGTGATCTGATATGGCGGAGAAAATCGCTGGCTATACCAGCGAGATGTGCCAGCAGGCCATGATCGATGAACTGAAAGACCTGTTTCGGGATATGAAGTTCAACGGGCAGGAAAGCCCGAAGCCCTTGCAGATTTTCAAACAGTTTCTTCCCATCCAGACCAATGACGACGATGATGTGGACACAAACGATTCCATGTACCCCTGCATCATCGTGATCGAGACCAGCGGTGAGCAGGACAATGAGCAGGACCCGCAGCTTGTGCTGATCCAGCTCGTGATCTGCTGCTATGACCGCGGGATAGACCGACAGGGGTATGTAGATACCGTGAACATCAAGGAAACTATCATGCAGCACTTCAAGCGCAAGCCTGTCTTTGGCGGTGCGTTTGAAGTGACGTATCCCCGCAAGTGGGAGCTTTCCGACGATGACATGGATTACTACTACTGGGGAATCGTGAATCTCGTTTGCAAGACTCCAAACGGTCTGAGAAACGAAGAAGTGGAGGCTCTGATATGAGTGACGAAAAGAAAACCGCTGCCGCAGTGGACAAGGCTCCGGCGGTGCAGACTGTTGCCTACTGCGGCCCGACCATCAAGGGCGTTGCACCGCAGTACACCGTTTTTGTGGACGGCATCCCCGAAAAGCTGGCCGAGATCGCAGAGGAACACCCGGTCGTAAAAGCTCTGATCGTTCCTCGTGAAAAGCTCGCAGAGATGCGGGTGAAAGTGGAGCAGAACGGCACCCGAGAGAACCTTCTCTACCAGAACGCCGTTTCTGTGCTGTGATAGGAGGATGAAACAATGGCTACTTCTCATGGCTTTAACCTGACCGAAGCGACCACCAGCACTTCTGCGCCGGTACAGGTAAGCTCCGGCCTGCAGGTTATCGTGGGCACTGCGCCCGTCAACCAGCTGGCAGACCCGGAAGCGGCGGTGAATACCCCGCTGTACCTCAGAACCTACAAGGAGGCTGTGGCTGCTGTGGGTTGGTCTGACGACTTTGCAAAGTACACTCTGTGCGAGGCGATCAGCGCAAACTTTCAGGTGATGGGCACGGCTCCCATTGTCGTTATCAACGTGCTGGACCCCGGGAAGCATACCACCCCGCTGGATGCTACCACCGTTCAGGTCAACGACGGCGTGGCGCAGATCGACAAGACGGGTCTGCTACTGAAAAAGCTGGTCGTCAAGAAGGACACAACGGCTCTGACCGAGGGAACGGATTACATCGCCACCTTCAACGACGACGGTACTGTGAACATCGCCCTGCTCGACGATGGAAAGGGCAAGGATGCAACCACGCTGAGCGTTTCCGGCTCCATTCTGGACCCGACCAAGGTGACCGCCGCCGACATCGTGGGCGGCGTAAGTGCTACCACCGGGGAGGAAACTGGACTTGAGGTGGTGCGTCAGACCTACCCGAAGTTTGGCAAGGTGCCCGGTATCCTGCTGGCACCCCGCTTCTCCAAGGATGCACTGGTGTGCGCTGCGCTGCAGGCCAAGTGCCGGAAGACCAACGGCGTTTTCAATGCCGTCTGCTACATCGACCTCGATTGCGGCACTTCCGGCGCAAAGAAGTATACCGATGTGGCAGCACAGAAGACGAAGCAGACCGCGACCTCTCGCGAGGCATACGCTCTGTGGCTGTACTGCAAGGTTGGCGATACCGTGTACAGCGGCAGCTCCATGGCGGCAGCGGCAACCGTGCATAACGACGGCCAGAACAACGACTGCCCCAATGCAAGCCCCTCCAACGTCACCGTGCCCATCTCTGCCGCCTGTCTGGAAGATGGCACCGAGATGCTGCTGGATCAGGAGCAGGGCACCTTCCTGAATGAGCAGGGCATCGCAACCTTTGTCCGTTCCGGCAGCGACTTCGTGATTTGGGGCAATGAGACGGCTTGCTACCCGAAGAACACGGACCCGAAGGATATGTTCCTGTGCGTCCGCCGCTTCTTCAACCATGCGTGGACCAGCTTTGTACTGGACAACATGAGCAAGCTGGACAAGCCCATGAACCCGAAGCGGCTGCAGAGCATTATCGACAGCGAGAATATGAAGGGCAGCACCTACGTCTCCAACGGTGTCTGTGCCAGCTACCGCATGGTGGCTGATACGGAGAAGAACACCGAAGCAGAACTGGGGGCAGGCCACTACCACTTCTGGATGTACTGCACTCCGTTCCCGCCCATGAAGCGGGTTGACAACACGATGGAGTATGAATCTTCCTCCCTTGTGACCGCTCTGAACCTGTGATAGGAGGATATAAACTATGAGCCTGAACATTTCGAGCGATCTCGTCCCGCAGGTCGTTAATAACTATAACGCCTACACCGGGGATGACAAGATGATCGGTCTGGCGGATGAAGTTACCCTGCCCAAGATCAAGAACAAAACCACTACCGTGAACGGCATGGGCATCGGCGGCGACGTTGATAGTCCCGTGCCGGGCCAGTTCGAGAGCATGGAGGCAACGCTGACATGGAACACTCTGTACAGCTTCGCCACCAAGATGCTGCATCCCGGAAAGTCTGTCCAGATTACCCTGCGTGCAGCTATGCAGAACGAGAACAAAAACGGCGGCTATTCCTACAAGGGCCTGCGCATCGTGCTGGGCGGCAAGCCGAAAGAGCTTGACCCCGGTAAGCTGAAGCGGGCATCTACCATGGATAGCTCCACCACGCTGGAAGTGACCCGCTATCTGGTGGAGATCGACGGCGTGACCGTCATTGACATCGACAAGTACGCCGGCCGCTACTATGTGGACGGCGAGGACATCCTTGCCGAAGTGAACGCTCTGATTTGATAAGAGGATGATTTCAGCCGCTCCATGTGGGGCGGCTGATTTTTTTAAGGAAAGGAAACATCAAGATGGGTAATCTTACTGTGAAATTCGCAAAGCCTTATAAGTTCGAGGGCACCGAGTACGATGAAGTGAACCTGTCCGGCATGAACGGCATGACGATTCAGGATATGATCGACATCCAGAAGAAGCTGGCGGGTGAGATCGCAACGCTGGCAGCGGTGGAAGCTACCACCTCTTTTGCACAGGAGGTGGCGACCAAGGCCAGCGGCAAACCCGTGGAGTTCTTTAAGCTCATGCCCCGTGCAAAGATCAAGCAGGTGCAGACGGCAATCCTGAACAACCTGAATGCGAAAGTCAAGAACGACCCCAAGACCCATGTTGTGAAGTTCGACAACGCCTATACCTACAACGGTGACAGCAAAGAGGACATCAAGGGCAAGACCTTTGAATCTGTGGACCTTTCCGGCGTGGGTGAGCTGAACACCATGAGCGAATCCATGGCGGAAAACCGCATGGTAGCTGGAGGCTTCTCCCCGGTAAATACCGGTCGCAACTACCTGTACGTCTGCATCATCGCCAGCATGGGCACCGGCTACCCGGAGGATTTCTTCACCGGGCTGCCGCTGTGCGAGGCCGCAAAGCTGCGTGACGCTGTGGACGCTGATTTTTTCGAGTAAAAGGCGGAGCAAAGGCACTGCGAAAAGCGGCGATTCAGCTGTCCATTGCGACGCACTCTAACCTGACGGACTATCTTTCCATGCCAAGGAAGGATTTGATCGAACTGTGCCAGGAGGTGTCAGACGTATGGCAGGAAATGGGGCACTAGACCTCAGCATCCGAATCATGGGCAAGATCGATCCTTCGCTGGCACGAAGCATCGGCCAAGTGAAGGGGCTGACCGGCTCCCTGACGGATGGATTGAAAAGCACCAATTCTCTGGCGGGCACGGTGGCAAAAACACTGGGCGTAGTCGGAAAGGCTGGCCTTGCGCTCGGCGCAACGCTGACAGGCAGCGTATTGGTTGGCGTGAAGCAGGTCACAAACGAGGCGGCAAAACTGGAAGCACAGATGGCCCCGGTCATGCGCTATGTGGACGGTCTGGCAGATGCTTCCGGCAAGGCATCCAATGCGATGGCGCAGAACGGAAAGACATTCGCCCAGAACTATGCCGACATGAAAAATTACATCCAAGACCTGAGTACGGAAATTCCCCGTACCACGGAACAGATCACGACCATGAGTGCCGCTCTTGGTCAGTCTGGCAAGGATGTAACGGAGCAGCTGCAAAGCGGCATTCTGCGTGATACGGCTGTTGCCGCCACCGCTATGGATTTGGACGACCAGACCGCAGGCGACTATATGGCAAAGTGGGAGGTCGCTTTCACCAAGAGAGACGCTGAGGGAAACAAGACCAACTACAGTCACGATGACGTTATGCGCCTGATGAACCAGATCAACTATCTGGGTGCCAATAACGCTACCACGGCGGCAGAGATTGCATCCAGCGTGAACAAGTCGGCTTCCATCGGCCAGCTGGCTGGCGTTGATCCTTCGACCACGGCGGCCATTGCGACGGCGATGCAGGCAACAGGCGTTGACACGGAACGCACGGGCACAACGATTTCCAGAATCTATACCAACATCTCCAAGGGAAGCAGCGCAACCAAAGCCCAACAGGAAATGTGGGAGGAACTGGGATTCACGGCCACGGGCATTGCATCCTCCATGCAGAAAGACGGAACGGGAACCTTGATGAAGGTCTTCGGAGCCATCAACCAACTGCCGGACGAACGGAAAATTGCCGCACTGAATACGCTGTTTAACCAGTGGGCGGTTGAAGGTGGCGCAAAGGTCACAAACAACCTTGACTTGCTGATGAAAACACTGTCCGAAGTGAGCGATGAATCTGCCTACTCCGGCAGTATGGAGCGAGAGTTTGCTATCAATACGGGAACGGAAGAAAGTCTGCGCACCATGCGGGATAACGCCAAGACGGTGTTGATGCAGGACCTCGGCGATTCTTTCCTGCCGGCGCAGAAAGAATTGACCCGGTTGCAGCTGGACATCTACAAGGGCATCGACGAAAACTTGCCGGACCTGTCCAATCTGGCAAACTCCATCCTGCCGCTGCTGCGCACGGCGGTTGAGGGCATCGGGGCGGCAGCACAGTGGGCATTGCCGTGGATTCAGAAGGGCGTTGACTATCTTGCGAACAACGGCCCGCAAGCGGCGGGTGCCATTGCTGCAATTATTGCGACGTTTGGAGCCATGAGCATGGCTCCTGCTGCATATAGCGCAGGAAGCACCGCACTGAGCGTGGTGAAGAACCTGACAATCGGCGGCAAGGCCAGCGGCGCACCCGGCGGACGATTCGGCGGGATCACCGTCGGCAACCTGATGGGGCTGCTCAGTCCGACCAGCCTTTTCCAGAACGCCGTTTCCGGCGGAAGGGGGCTGTGGAGCAACCGAGGAAATATCCTGCAATCTGCAAAAATGGGCGCATGGATGGCAAACAGCTCTGGACAGGGCGGCATTGCCGGACGGCTGAGTTCTTTGGCAGGCGGCGTGATCGGTGCTTTGAACTCAGATGCGTTGACGAGTGGGAAGAAGAAGCCGATGCAGGCTGTTGCTGGGAAGATCTTCGGGGCGGCTGGCTACATCAACAATGTGGCGAACATTCCGACCAATGCGGTGAACGCCATGATCGCAGCGGCGAACCCGGCGGGCACGGCGACGGCAACTATCGGAAATGTCCTTGGCGCTGGCGCAAAGGCCGTCTTTGGCAAAGGTGGCTTGAACCTGACGGGCGGCATTGGTGCTGTGGCTGGAAAGCTGGGCGGTGGCTTTATGTCACTGCTTGGAACCTTCGGCCCGGCGATTACGAGCCTTGGAACCATGGTTGCGGTGGTCTCCCTGCTGGGCGACCATTTTGAAGATGTGCGGAACATCGTCGGCCAGATATTTGGCGAGGGTGGTCTTGCCGTCTTTGATGCGTTCACCGGGAAAATCTCTGGCATTGGAGACACAATCAAACAGGTCTTCGGCCAGCTCACCACCCCGGAAGGGTTACAGAGCATCCAGCAGAAATTGTCTGGCTTCAACATCGGCGGCCTGAATCTGGGCGACGTGTTCTCGGCGGCAATGCCTGCTATCCAGACGGTCATGCCGCTGATCCAGTCCTTTGCGGGGGTATTCAGCCAGATCGTAGACCTCGGCGTGAACCACATCAAACCGCTGTTGGTTGAGGTGTTCGGCTTTGTCGTGAATCAGGGCATCCCGGCGGTCATGCCGCTGCTCTCCACGGTCGTCAGCTTAGTGGGCACAGTTCTTGTGAATGCCATCAAGACGGTAATTGACGTGATCGGTAAGCTGCTGCCGGTGGCGGAGCCTGTGGTACTGGGCATCATCGGGCTGGTAAAGGGCATTGTCGGCGTTGTGGTGAACGTGGTGAACGCAATCATCCGCACACTGAACAAGATCAACTTCACGGTTCCCGATTGGGTGCCCGCTCTGGGCGGAAAGCAGTTCGGCTTCAACCTGACCGAAGTGACTCTGCCAAAGTTCGCAGATGGCGGTTTTACCAATGGGCCGTCTCTGGCTGGCGAGGCTGGCACCGAGGCCATTATCAGCTTCCGCCGCTCGCAGCGTGAGCAGAACATCGACACATGGATGCAGGCCGGCAAGATGCTGGGTGTTCCCATTGCATCGGCTATGATCCAAGGCTCTGACTTCGGCGTGGCGTTCCGGCGCACGACGGAACTTGCCAACTATGCGGCGGATGCACTGGAAGGCGCAGCAGCGTCGGGCAATGCAACGGCGCAGGGGGTGCTGGATAATTCCAGAGTGCAGCAGGCGTTGAGCCTTGTCCGCAGGGCGGATGTGGCGCAGGCACAGCTTGAGCAACTGTCCAATCTGGATAACTACGACCTGAGCAACGTGACCTTGCTCCCGACGGCGGGCGATCCTGAGCTGACGAGGCAAAACCTTGCCATGATGGAGAACCTGCAGAACCGTCAGCAGGAAGTGAGCGTGCCGGACATCGGCGGCTCTGGTCCTTCCGGGCAGGGCGAAAGCTCCGGCGGCGGTGGCTACCAGAGAAGCTACACCAGTTCCAGCGGCAACACCTACGTTTACGCTCCGAACTTTGTGATCTACGGCAGCATGGATGCAAACGACCTGCGGTCTCTGCTGGATGAGGGCTACGAGAAGTTCTGCGAGTATGTGGAACGGTACGAACGTGAAAAGAGGCGCACACAATATGGCACTTGATTACACAACGAAGTCCGGCGACACATGGGATCAGATCGCCTACAGTGCGTACGGAAGCGAGTTGAAAACCGACTGGCTGATGCAGGCAAACCCTGAGTATATCGAGATTACCCGGTTCGATTCCGGGACGGTGCTGTCAACACCAGACCTCCCCACTGAAAAGAGCGGCACCCTGCCGCCATGGAAAGCAGGTGCCTGATATGTTGTTGACAGCAGCGAGACCCAAAGGAAGACAGGCCACGATCCTGCTGAAATATCAGAACAAGGATATTTCGGAAGAGATCGCCCCTGACGTTGAAAGTTTTCGGTATACGGATGTAGCTGCATCCCAGAGCGACAGCGTGAGCATCACGGTAAACGCCAGAGCCGAGAAGTGGAAAAACGACTGGATGCCGGAGAAAGGCGTGAAGCTCTACCCGACCATTGCCGTCAAGGACTGGAACATCGGCGGCTACCGGGATTACAGTGCCGAGTGCGGTGCTTTTGTGCTGGACGATCTGAGCTTTTCCAGCACCCCGGACACGCTGACGATGGGCGGCGTGGCAAAGCCGAACGACACCAGCTTCAGCGAACGAAACCGCACCTTCACATGGAAGAAAACCAGTGTGAAGAAGATCGCGGAGAAAATCGCCGGACGGTACGGGCTGGAATTGAAGTTCGACGGCGACGACCACGACATTGACGCAAAGGAGCAGGATGCCACTGACAGCGCGTTCCTGCAAGACCTCTGCGACACCTATGCGCTGGTTATAAAAGTGTACACGGAAAAGCTGTGGGTGTATGACCGGGAAAAGTACAAGGCCAAGGATGCCGTGTGGACGGTATACGAGGTAGCTCCGCTCACAGACCCGACCGCTCTATGTGTGGAACAGGGCAGCTTTAAGTGGAGCACGAAGCTGACCGGGACATACACCGGCGGCATGTACACTTACACCAACAAGCAAAAGAAGATCGACATCAACGTCAAGGTTGGTACTGAGGAACGGCAGTTGAAGCTATCTGGCAAGGTAAGCAGTGAGGCGGATGCAAAAGCTCGGCTGATCGCAAAGCTGAAAAACGCCAACCACGGCGCAACGACCATCAGCTTTACCGTTCCGGGCTACCCGGTGGGAGCATCTGCCCAGTGCATCAATGTGGTGGGCTTTGGGAAAATGGCTGGCAAATACTTCATCGACGAGATGGAGCACAGCTATTCTCCCTCCGGCGGCTACAAAACGCAGATCAAGGCCAGCAAGGTAGAACGGGAGGAATTTGCATGAGTGAGTTCAGAATTGGCTATGTGAGTTCCATCGACTACGAGAACGGTTTGTGTGAAGTCCACTACCCGGATCGGGACGATACTGTAACCGAGAAAGTGCCGTTCATCTCCAATCGGGAATACAGTATGCCGGAGGTGGGAGACCTCGTGGCAGTTCTGCACCCGGGAGACAGCCCGGAAGACGCTGTTGTGCTGGGCACGATCTGGAACGAAAAAAACAAACCGGTAGAGGGCAAGAAGGGAACCTACCGCAAGGAGTATTCCAACAAGAACGGACAGGCGTACCGAAAGTTCGATGCAGACGCAAAGGAACTGACGGATAAGGTGAAGGGAAAGAAAATCCTCGAAGCCGAAAGTCTGGAAATAAAAGTGGGCGGTGCAACGGTAACGGTGGGCAAAAGCGGGGCGGTTACGATCAACTCCCCGGCGGGGATCACCATCAAGGCTGCGGGAACCATGGAACTGTCTGCAAGTACCATTACGGCCAGTGCCGGAACGGTGAACATCACCGGTGGCGGTGGCGACGTGGTGGTGTCCGGCAAGTCCTTAGTGAACCACACGCACAAGGATAGTCTCAACGGTGGGACCACTCCGCCCATGTAAGGAGGTGCTGAAATGTATGTGGGAATTTTCGGAGACGTGATATTCTCCGTGGGACACCTACGGACGCTGACGCTCTCCAACTTCAAGGGGACTTCCGGCGCAAAGTGGGTGGACCATGAAGTGATCGCCGGAAAGGCAAAGTCGGAGTACATCGCTCCAAAGCTCATGGAGTACACCTGCGACATTCTGCTTGATGCCGACCACGGCGTGAATCCGAGGAAGATGCTGAATCGGTTGAAGCAGATGACGGAAAACGGAGAAGTTCATTATTTCATCATCGGTTTTGCCCCATTGTCAAAAAACAGGTTCACCATTACCAGCATGAGCGACAGCTGGGATGATGTGATAAAGCATGGCCTGCTGGTGCAGTGTAAGGTGAACCTGACGATAAAGGAGTATGTGGGATGATCGACATCAGCAGCACGGTGCTTGCTCTGTCCGAAGACAGTGCAGCGCGGGAAGAAGTACAGGATGTTACCCGATGCTTGCGCACGCTGTACTCAACCCCTCTTGGCAGTCAGGAGGGAGACCGAAGCCTTGGCATTGACCAAGGTGTTTTTCTTGATAAGCCCATGGAAGTGGCAAAGGCCCTGTATGTGCGGGAGGTAACGGAACGCACAGCAGAATTTGAACCCCGGGCACAGGTGGTGCGGGTGGACTGGCTGGAAAGCAAACTGAAACAGGGCGAAGTGATCCCGAAGGTGGTGTACGAGCTTGTCTAAAATCAAAGAGTTTGAAAACATTCCCGAGATCGACATTGACGGGGCGGAAACGCTGGAAGAAGCGGTCGAGGACTGCAAAGCCCTATATGCAAAGTTCGACAAGGAGCTTGACGGAACGGAAAGCACCCCGTTGGCACGATGCAATGAGGCACGGCTTCTCCTGCTGACGCTGGCGCACCGCTCCCACCATGTGATCGAGTACGCGACGGCAGCCCTGAAAGCACAGTTGCTCCCCACCAGCACAGGCACCAATCTGGACAACGTGGCTGCTCTGGTGGGCACGGAACGGCTGCAGGCTGGATGTGCCACGACGGTGCTGCGGTTTACCCTGTCCGCTGAAAGAACCAGTGTCACCAGCATCCCGGAAGGGGTGCAGGTGCGCACGGCGGACAAACGGTACTTCTATACGTCGGAGTATGCAGAGATTCCGGCTGGCGAGCTGACGGTGGACGTTCCGGCGGTGGCGGCGGATGCAGGCGCAGACAGCACCGGCATTGCGGCTGGCGAGGTCAACGTGCTGGTGGACCCGATCCCGTATGTTGCATCTGTGGCGAACACGTCCGCTACCAGCGGAGGTACTGAAACGGAAAGCGACGATTCCCTCACCGAGCGGGCATATCTCGCACCGTCCAACACGTCGGTGGCCGGGCCGCCCGATCTGTATGAGTATTTCACCAAGAGCTGGCGCAGCGATATTTCGGATACGAAGATCATCTGCGAGGATGGCTATACCATCTACATCTATTTCCTGTTGGCGAATGGCCGACTGCCCACCGCGGAGGAGTGCCGGGAGCTGGAACGATACTTTGCAGAGGTAAAGAAGCCGATGGGTGATCTGGTCGTCGGAACGCCACCGGCGGAAGTGCCGTACAACATAGACCTAACCTATTACATTGCATCCAGCAATACGAAGAACGCTTCCACGATCCAAGCAAATGTGAAACAGGCTGTTGCAGATTACCAGACATGGCAAAGAAAGATCGGTCGGGACATTGACCCGGCGGAGCTTATCATGCGTGTCCGGGAGGCAGGAGCGAAACGACCGAAGCTGACAGCCCCGGTGGATACAAAAGTATCTGAAATTCAGGTGGCGAAGATGGCAAGCTGCAACATTGTCTACGGAGGAATCGAGGATGACTAAACTCCAAGATACGGGTCTGATCGAGGGTCTGCCGCCCAGCATTGCAGAGCAACACTGGGTAAAGGTGCTGGACGCGGTGTTTCGGGAACGGCAAAAAAAGGAGCTGGAAGCGGTCCGCAAAGTCTTTGTCTACACGGCCATTGATTCTGCCCCGGAGAACATTCTGGATATTCTGGCGGTGCAGTTCAAGGTGGACTGGTACAGGGATGATTACCCCATCGACACCAAGCGCAGAGTTATCAAGACGGCCATGGAGGTGCGGCGGTATTGCGGCACCGAGTGGGCGGTGAAGCAGGCAATCTCCGCAATCTATCCAAACTCCGAGATCGTGGAGTGGTACGACTATGACGGCACCCCGGGACACTGGCGGCTCCGAGTGAATATCACAGAGAACGCCGACATTGCCTATTACACCATCAAGAGGATGGAAAGCCTGCTGGGGTATGCCCGCCGCTGTACGGCGCATCTGGAAGGAATCAGCTATCTGATCTTCAACAGCGACGCACACTCCTACATCGGCACCGGCTACCACGGCACGACGCAGCGAGTATCTGCCAGGATCACCGGCACACTGCGGCCAAAAGACCACAAGGCCACCACATACGCCCCGGCGGGCTGCGCTGCCTACCGTATGCAGATGGCGGCCCGCATCAAGGGCGACATTCACCCGGCAGACCATATAGCAACGGCCCCGGCTCCGGTGGGTGTTGCGGCATATCGACAGCAGTTTGAAATCAAAATTGGAGGTATGAACACATGAGTTGGAACAACACTCTGTACACCAACGTCGGCACGAACATGATGAGCGAAGTGCTTTCCGGCGCAACCATGACGATCACCAAAGCCGTGGGCGGCTCCGGCACCACGGCGGCGGAATCGCTGGCGGCTCTGACCGACGTGAAGGAGCAGAAGCAGACCCTTAAAATCCTTGGCATCGAGGATGCAACCGACAGCAGCGGCAACGATGCTGGCAAGCGCATCAAAATCCAGATCACCAATGGCGATGTGGAGACCGGGTACATCCTGCATCAGGCCGGTATCTATGCGAAGCTGGCAGACGGCGAGGAAACCCTGCTCATCATCATGCAGGATGACCGCGGCGTGGAAATCCCGTCTCACACCGAAAACAGCGACTTCGAGATCGAGCTGTACGGCATCATGGCAATTTCCAACGTCGCCAACATCGAGGTCACTGTGGACCCAAACGCGGTTGCGTCTGTGAAGATGGTGAATGACACCAAAAAGGCGTTGCAGGATGAAGCACAGCGGACCTACTTGCCCCTGACTGGCGGTACTGTGGCCGGCCCCATCATCATGCCCGGCGGCGGTGAGGTTGTCAGCATCATGGACAATGCTGCCACTCACAACATGGTCTACCGGGGCAAGGCACTGGGCACCAGCGTCACGAGCGAGCAGTGGGCGGCCATCAAAGCGGGCACGTTCAAAGACCTGTACCTTGGCGACTACTGGTCTATTGGCGGCATGGACTACATCATCGCCGCTTTTGACTACTGGTATAAGTGCGGCGACACAGCCTGCAATACCCATCACGCCGTAGTCATTCCCCGCAGCCAGCTGTACACCTACAAGTTCAACCCCACCAACACGACCGAGGGTGGCTACGTCGGTTCTGACCTGTACAAGAACGGTCTGACGCAGGCAAAGACCACGTTCAACACTGCTTTTGGCTCTGCTCACATCCTGAATCACCGCGAATTTCTGGTCAACGCCGTTACCAACGGCAAGCCTACCGGCTCCGATTGGTACGACAGTACCGTTGACTTGATGAACGAGAACATGGTTTATGGTGGGCGGCAATTCTCGCCCATGCCGGACGGCACCGACCCGTGGAACACCTGCCGCAACTACACGATCAACAAATCCCAGTTGCCCCTTTTCCGGCTGGCTCCGTGGATGAGCTTTGTTCGTGACCAGTGGTGCTGGCTGCAAGACGTCGTCTCGGCAGCCGGTTTTGCGGGTTGCAACGGCTACGGCTATGCGAGCTGCAGCAGTGCCGGCGACGCCGGTGGCGTCTGGCCTGCTGTCGGGCTGATCGGCTGATCGAACATCCTGCGGGCCTGTACCGCAGGATTGAGACAGCCCGGAAGGAAGTGGAAAAATGTCCATCCCGAAACACGAACGCACTCCGTCCCGGCTGGAAGCACAGCATCTTGCCCGGAAAATCAGCTTGGAAATAACGTCCGAGCTTGCGAGGACGTTCGGCTACAGCAAGGCGAAGTTTGAAAAGCACGTCGAGACCATGACAAAGTACCTGCCGCCCGGCCACGATCGGGAGCAGGTGGCAGCGCAGATTCGAGAGCAGGAACAGGGTTTCAACCTGTGGCTGATCGAGCAGGAACGCCGGAGGATGCACGATCTTTCCCGTGAAATTCCGCTGCACCTGCGGGCTGCAAATTCCATCTGGCCGTCTTGCCAGATGGAGCTTGACGCACGGCGGCTGGAACTTGACAAAGCCATTGCCGCCTGCTGGAAGTTACAGGACGAATTGCAGTATGTGGCAGAAACAATCCCGGCAGATTTCAACAAGTATACGGGCATTGTGCTTGAAATCGACAAGCTGGTGGCCTACATCAAGAACCTGCGGAAGTCTGACGCAAAACGATTCAAAGCGGCGGCGCAAGCTGCTGCAAGTCCGAAACAGTAAACACCTTGGGGCAGCCTTTGTTCGTCGTCTCGGCAGCCAATTTTGCGAATTGCAACGGCAACGGCAATGCGAACTGCAACAATGCCAGCAACGCCAATGGCGTCTGGCCTGCTGTCGGGCCTTTGGATTTCGCAACTGCACATGATGGGTAAAGCCCAGTGCAGCTCTGCGAAAGGAAAGGCTGTCCCTTCGTGGCGAAAGCTGCGATAAAGCCCCGAAAGGGCATCAACAGCGATGCTCCCAGTTACGACCGATGGAGCTATCACGCTGTTTTTTATTTTCTATGACAAAATTTGAGGATGCAAACTTTCTGTACGAAGCAGGAACGAAAGCAATCAAGCCGTCACCGTACAAGTACGGCACACAGCTTTTTGAGATGAACCACCTGCTTGAAACGGCAAAGCTCCAACGGGCTTTCCAGACGGAAACCTATGAGCCGCAACCGGGCGTGAAGTTCGAGATCAAGGAGCGAGGGCATGAACGCTTTATCACCAGCACAGCAACGGCGGACAAGGCTGTGTCGCACCTGACCTGCGACGAGTATCTAACACCGCTGCTGGAAAAGTACCTGCAATACGACAACTCCGCATCGCAAAAGGGCAAGGGCGTGGCGTTCCACCGCCACCGCTTCAAAGTCCATCTGCGGCAGTATTACGAGCGGGAGGGCAGCAATGAGGGCTATATCCTGTTTTCTGATTTTTCCGGGTATTATGCAAATATCCTGCATGACGTGGCTCTTGCTCAACTGGAAAAGTATCTCGCAAAGGAGATCGCAGACCCGGCAGAGCTTGAGCAGGTCATGGGTGTGTTGCGCACCACGTTCAAAACCTACGAGCTGGACGTGTCAAGGCTCTCCGATGAAGAAATTCAGAGAATGTATCGGGAAAAAGTCAGTTCCACGCTCAACCTTGGCGTTCCTGCATCCGCCCTGACCGGGCAAAAGATGCTGCGGAAAGGCGTGGACATCGGCAATCAAATCTCGCAAAACGTGGGAATTTTCTTGCCGGTGCCAATAGACAACTACATCAAGATCGTATGCGGAATCAAAGAAGCCGCCCGATATTCGGATGACTTCTACATGATCGCCTGCACGAAAGAAGAACTGCACGAAACCATGGCGGGAGTGCGCCGGGAAGCTGAACAGCTGGGCCTTATCATCAATGAGAAAAAGACCCACATTTGCAAGCTGGGCGGCCAATACCGCCACCTGCAAATGCTCTACTCCCTGCACCCGGATGGCGAAATCACCTGCAAGATCAACCCGAAAGCTATCACCCGCGAGCGGCGAAAGCTCAAAGCCTATAAGCGACTGGTGGATGATGGCCGGATGGAATACCGCGAAGTCGAAAATGATTTCAAATCATGGATTTGCGCCAACTACAAGTTTATGAGCAGGCAGCAAATCCGCAACATGAGCAGGCTTTTCAAAGACCTGTTCGGAAAGGACATCACATGGAAAAAGAAAAAAGGACATGGACGGTTACGCTGGCTGATGGGACAAAGCTCGAAAAGTTGACCCTGAACCCCGGTGCGAACACGTTCCACTCTCCCGCAGAGATCACCCCGGAAATGTTTGACGGCAACTTGTCGGAGGTGCATATCTCTGCCAGCGACAGCGATATGACCGGGTGCGCCTACCCGGACACCATGCACGATGCAGAGCTTGTGCAGATCATGCAGCCCACTGACACCCCGGACGGCCAGTGGGCTTTTATCCTGCGGGAAATCCCGGCAGATGATCTTTTCAAAGCGAAGATTCAGGCACAGCTTGACTTCCTCGCTATGAGCGCAGATGTAAGCTTGGAGGATATGTGATATGACGGAACACAGCGCAAAGTTTGAGGACGTGAAGTTCTATTACGACCACCGCATTTGGAGCAAAAAGACCGTAAAGCTGGCTGTGAAAAGGAATCTTATCACAGCAGCAGAGTACGAGAAAATCGTAGGTGAACCGTATGCAGCGTAAAAGCTGGCCCGACCTGTGCGAAAGCCTATTGGACAGGCTTGAAGCAGCAGGGGAGCCGACCACCATCGAGCGGGCCGAGTTCGGCATGCTGATGGTGGACTGCTGCATGAGAGGGTGCGGGGCGGACCTGCGCCAGAAAGGAGATGTTGAAGGTGGCGATTAAAGCCTATTCCTATGCGAAGGATGGGAGCAAAGCCCTGAGCAAGAACTTCCACGTCCGGGAGTTCAAGTGCAAGGACGGGAGCGACCCGATCTTTATTGACGATGAGCTTGTGACCTTGCTGCAGAAAATCCGGGATCACTTCGGCAAGGCGGTGAACATCAACAGTGCTTTCCGCACCGCAAGCCACAACGCCAAGCAGAAGAAGTCGTCCAAGTACAGCCAGCACCTCTATGGAAAGGCTGCGGACATCTGGATCGCAGGGGTGTCGGTGGATACACTGGCGGCCTACGTCGAAACACTGCTGCCCGGAAAGGGAGGCATTGGACGATACCACACGGACGGTTTTGTCCACGTCGATGTGCGGGAGGTAAAAAGCAGATGGGTGATGTAGTGAAGAATGGAGTTTGCACCATGGTTGGAGTAATCGGCAGTCTGATTGCAAGTCAATTCGGCGGATGGGATGCGGCACTTTCGACGCTGATCCTGTTCATGGCGGTCGATTACATCACGGGCCTTGTGGTTGCCGGGGTTTTCCACGCCAGCCCGAAGAGCAAAGACGGCGCACTGGAATCCCGCGCCGGGTGGAAAGGTCTGTGCCGCAAAGGTGTGACCTTGCTGATCGTGCTGGTGGCCTGCCACCTCGACACGGTGATGGGGTCTAATTTTATCCGGGACGCTACTGTGATCGCATTCATTGCGAATGAGACCCTGTCCATCATTGAGAACGCTGGCCTGATGGGGGTGCCGATCCCCAAGGCACTGACCGGGGCTATCGAAATCCTGAAACAGAAGTCCGAACAGGACAACATGGAGGAATGAATTATGGGTAACTTCAAAATCTCGACCGCAACTATCGTCCGTACTGCTTGCCTGCTGCTGGCTCTTGCCAATCAGGTGCTTTCTGCGATGGGAAAGCCCATCATCCCCATTGAAAGCAGTACCGTGGAGCAGCTTGTGACCGCTGGAATCACCACCGTCACCGCCCTGATCGCATGGTGGAACAATAACAGTTTCACCAAAGAGGCGATTCAGGCGGACAATGTGATGGAGACCCTGAAAAAGCAGGTACACTAACAGATTGAACAAATAGAATACAGCATAGAATATCCCCCGTTGGCAGTCCAAAGAATGCTGGCGGGGGATTTTTTCTATTGGTAAATGGTTACAATTTGATTACACTTATGCAGTAAACAGCTTTTTGGACAAAACAAATGGCCCATCAATGAAAAAGCGCATCGGCGAAACGTAAAGACGAAAGTTCGTCTGTTGATGCGTCAGGTGGACCATAAATCCAACGATTTCATGTTAGAAATCGTTGGATTTTTTTGTTTATAGGCTGGCCTCATTTGGTTTTGACCACAATTTTGACCACAATGCCAAAGATTTTATCTGGTCTAATTTGACATAGCAACGCTACTTATATAGAGTGAAGCACTACTTATAAATAGTGGTGTCAGGAATTGAGATTTTGTGATACCCAAAAAGACACCCTCGCTTTTGATAGGAATCTCATGCAGGGATGTCCTTATCTCAACGCGAAGGTGTCTTAATAACGAGGGTCAGATGCCACGGAACGTAAAGGTGAACTCCACAGGCTTAGTCACATCAGGAATATACTCCGGGTGAACATTGGCACCCCAGCTGTCATCGCCGCCAACGCCCATCTGCTCGCCGATGGCACGAATGACCGTGTAATGGACCGGGGGCAGCTCGTAGGGATGCTTGGCACTCTCCATTT